GACCTGCATACTCTCCACCATGAGACGTAGAAATTTTCTTGATATTTGAATCTTTCAAGACCAAGTCTAAAATATCCACATTATTTTTAATTTTCTCAGTGTTAATTTTCATTTATAATTTGGCGTTAGTGTATGGTGTATGTAATCCCCTTATATATATAAGGGGATTTACACCTTACACCTTTAATTTTACACTAATAGTGTAATTTTACACTATTGTAAGGTATTGTAAACGTTGCTATTTAAAAACTGGAAAATAAAATTCACACCTTTTTTACACTAACGTACACCATTGGTGTAAATCCATTTTTTACACCCTACAATGTATCACCTAAAATGGAGAATTAAGAATATAACGACTCCCGTCCTTACCTACTAAACCAGTGCTTTTAGCAGATCTAATATGTTTTTTTGCGGTGTCAATTGACAGTCCTGTCACCTGTACATATAGGTTAATAAGCTCTTTATATCTCAATGTCGAATGATTCTTATAAATTTCTTGGATGGCTTTTTCAATTTTCTGCCGAGTGGTCTCTTTTTTCGGCCTATCAGGTATGTCATATTCGATAAAATGACTCATGCCATCATCTTCATCCCATTCAAAAAACGCATCCACGCCTGACACACGTCCATTGCGAACCTTTCCAGCACTAAATTCTGTTGTTACGCGCTTAATGTCCCTTCCATCTTCAGTTGCTTGTGTCTGTACCATAAGAAACGCACAGCACTTACGTTCAATTGCTTTGCCAACGTGGCCCATGCCTGAACCAGTATCATCTTTACTCGTCTTGCCGTGAACTGTCACGACCACACCACAACCAAGTTTTTTGGTAATGCGCATGAGGTTATTTGTGAACATTTTTGCCTCTTCTTCAGCATTCATGCTTGTTACAAGATCAAGTGCCCCGTCCAGTATGACCAGCGACACTTTATCATCTATGGCGTCTAAATGCTCAAGTATGTATTCATTTTGGTCTTCAATGCCTTTCACAGCCACAATTTCAAGCCGTTCAAAACCGTCCCCATCTTCTGTTAGCATATTCTTATTTTCATGCCTCCACGCGCCTACGCGCTGCTTAATACGCCTAAGAGATCGCACACAATCACCCGTTGACCTTTCCGTGTCATACCATAGTACCTTCCCTCCATGGATTGTTAGGCGGATAGGGCTCAATGCCTCGCAGTCTGGCGAAATTGCGAGACTCGCCAACAATTCTACAAAATTCGTTTTTCCGCTGCCAGAGAAGCCGCTTACACCCATGAAATTGTCTGTTGTCAGTAGTGTTGATTCCCATTCATCCCCCTGATATGTGATTAAGGAAACTTCGTCCTCTATAGGAGTCGAGAACCTGATTCTTGTATCAAGTTCCGAAAAAATAGATTTTCTGGCTTTTTCCTGTGTAATTTCAGGCAATTGTTCTAAGATGTCTAGAGTAAAAAATTTTGTATTGACCAGCATTGCGTCTATGACATGTTCATATCCTTTGCCATGTAGGTACGTGCAAACATACTCTTTCACAGATGTATTGAGGCGCCCTCTGACCTTTGTGCGTTCCATCCCGTCCACTGTTTCCAGGACAACAGTAGGTTGTCCCTTTTTTGGGAATACTCTATAGCTTGCCTTGTCTAAGAATTCCAGATATTTTGAGGCGCTGATAGCTATACGTGGAAAACCATTGATGTCAAGACCTTCTATGCGCCAAAATGCCCAATCTGGCACCTTAGTAGGTTCTTCATTGACTTTAATTCCATCGGCAAAGAACTTTCGCATATGCTTTGATAGCTCTGGTTCTAACTCGTAGGCTTCACTGAGGATGCGTTGTATTTCTATGTCCTTATTCATCAGGTACCCCTTTTTTTTGTTGACTTCTTGGTGCCGTATGGCTAACATGGCTTTTGTTTAAGCTCATGTTTTCTCCTTCATGCAAGCAGTGTTAACCAACCCACTAACGTAAAAAAATAGTGGGTTGGTATTTTTGTTCAAACATATTACCTCATTCACATTTTGGTTGTCAATTAATTTTCACCATGGCTTTCAATTGGCGTTCAATTCTTTTTAGTGTCCTCTTTATTTCTCTGATGGCCTTTAATAGGTCATCAGAGTTTTCTGACATGAATTCCCCCAGGAGGATTTTACTCCTGTCAGAAAGTGGGTTGCCAGCCTCATACATGGCAACGGTACTTCTCTTTACTCCGAGTATTGATGCCAGTTCTTGCTGAGTCATCCCCAGCAATTCTCTGTACAGCTTTATTTCATCCATTTATATTCCATCCTCCGTTACCTTAATATATGGTATGCAAGCAGCGTGGCCGCTGCATCAGGCATATTATATTTTATTATCTTTAAGTATTCGCTGTTTTCAAATGCTTCAGGAACATCTTTCCCTGAAAAGGCCTCATTTTTGGCAAAAGGGATATCAAGTTCTGCACATACCTTTGCCAGTGAAATCATGCAAGCATGTTTCGATTCGCAGTTATAGCGGGACACGAAAAGCCGCATGACATCAACCTGATTATACTTATATGATCTTGTCAAAAGTAATGGCTCGTTGACGCCATTACGTCTGGCTGCCAGACGTAATTTAGGAAAATCAAAGTTCCATGAGTTGAAGCCCACAATTACATTATCATCGGTTCCGATAGCATCAACCGTCTGCTGGAATCCAATAAGCATTTCCTTCTCGGAACTATAAGTTAGTGGTATAATTCCACTCTTCATCAGGCCTATCCTCTCATCGCCATTAAGCGGACATATGGAGAAATTGACCATTAGGCTATCAAAACAACAGCCGATGCACAGAATTTTTGCTGAGTTCCATAGCGCGGATTTTGACTTGCATTCTGCATACAAGTACTCCTCCGCATTGCTATAATTAAGTAATGCAGCATTATACTCAGCATCCTTTTTTTCGCGGTCTTCCTCTATTTTTAGAGGATCTTTTAAACGCGAATTGTAAGGCTTTTTGGAAGGCGGCTTGAGATCCATTAACTTTTTCGTTACCTCATTTTGGATTGTATTATGAGGCGCAAACCCCGTCTCTATGTCAATGCTAATCACCATAGGCATTCCGCTATAGCGTCACATTACAGCGTGACGCTATAGCGACTCCATTTACCTTGAAAACTTGTTGGAATTTTTGTTATTGTAATAGTTCGTCTTGACCTTGACGGGAAAGCCCTGTCTAATTACCTCTATGACAAACCCCTCAATTTGGTCTGGTTTGATTCCAGTACCGTCAAAAGTGCAGTTGATCGATACTGACCGGTCTCCGTCTTTGAGTTCTCCATAAAGAGAGATTTCTTTTAGTTTGACGTCATACTGGACGCCGTTAAGACCACTCAACAGCGAACCACCTTGGAGTTGTCCTAACTTCGCCATTAACAATTCCAACATTTTTTCATTCCCCACGTCTGTTTTGTTTTCTTCTGCCATATTTCGTTGCACAGTTAAGTGTGAATTTCACACTTAACTGTGCCCTTACATGATTGGTTATACGTTAGCAATGGCGTCTACCATTGCTGTCCTAAGACCTCGCGCAGATATTGACTGTATTGCGCTAATGAAGGTCTCGTCATCCATAATACAATCTAACAACGAGACAAGTTTCTCTTTCCGAGACGAAGAGATCTCTTTCTGAATGCCTTCAATGTTGTCAGACCTAAATACCTGAGTGCATACATCTATAAGAGCGTTGAGGTTTTCTACGCAAAAATCCTTGATCCTCCAAAAGGCATCTTGTTCTGTCCAAAAGGGGACATCAAACGATGTGTTGGCGGTGTAACTAGGCTTCATGAAGGCCTCAATATCTGAAATCACTTCGCGGAATTCGCGGATGTCATACGCATCCTGGAAATTCCTTGTCTGAATATCCATAACGCGCGTTCTCCCTTCTGAGAATCCTTCTAAGTCCAGCCCTTTCCGGAAGATTGCGTCAACCTCTTTTTTACCTGCGACTCGCTTCCGGTGCATCTCCTCGTTAGCTACCTTAAGAAGACCTATGATCTGTCTTAGTCCTTCCCTTGCCTCATGGGCCTCAACCTCAATTCCATCTGACGGTTTAATGCAGTTATGTAAAATTTCGATGCTTTTCTTTAGCTCGTTAATTTTAGCATGTAACTCTTTGCGGTCAAAAACATTTTCTATTAATTTTTCCATTGACATTTTTTAATGCAAACATTATTTTAAGAATTGCGTATCTATAATAACATTTACATTAACCTTTTTTAGTTTTTTCGTATTTTCCTCAGTTTCGTATGGGCGCTAATTGTAGCGCCCAAGCCTTACTTCTCTGAAACCTTTGCATACTCACCATTATAGTCACAGCACAGGTCAATGATATAGTCCTGTTGTCCCAGGATGTCGCCGCAAGAACAAACAATCACTCACGCCATACAATTTTCTCCGTGCCCGTTTCAACGCGGCGTGGTTGATAATACCCTCTTTTTTTTGTTTCACTCGTTAGTGTCACATATACCATAAGTCTTGACTTGACATTTGTCAAGTGCTATCGGCAAAAAAAGTGTATTTTTATGAAAAATATTTCAAATGAAATATTTGAGTTTCCGAACATCCCCATGTTTGTAGGCGTAGGCTGGCAGAGTGAAAGGTTCTGTGTATTAGTTATTTGAGACAAAAAAAAACCCCTGGTTATTCCAGGGGGGGGTCCAGGGGGCAAAAAGTAATTTTTATTATTTGCAATGTTGCGTACAACAACATTGCGCGCCTCTTTTTACTTTAATTAGGTAGCACAGGAGGGCTTTCTAAATATGATTCGTGAAGGAACTTACGTCAAGTACTTTGCATCAAAAAAAAGTACTTTTTAAAAATTCCCTTGCGTCACATGCTTAAAAAGCCGGATTATTAAACAAATTAGTACTAAACAGTATTCTTGTCAAGTAAAAAACATTAATAACTCAAACATTCTTCACCATTTCCATTTCCATAACCTCCAAAATGTCCCGTATTGAAGACCTTCGCAACAAAACTTACACATCGTCATAAATGTCCAGGGTTCTATCCTCGCCTGCCAACCGTTAACCCTAATGACATCCTCACCTATTCTGGCAACAGCCACTTTATAGCCAAGAAATTTCTTGGCTAATGAGTCTGGTAAGCGGATAAAAGCAAGGTCTTCGTCAAGACGCAACAACCCCGAAAGAAAGACTTTCCAGTGAGACGGTCTTGGATGTAAGACTCTACTCCTACACCGCACGAAATTAAGATGATCTAATTCTGTTTTATTGACAATGTAGTATCTTATAATTTCATCCCGCCTCAATAGCACGTCAGTCACCGCCTGTATAGAATTTCTTAATGTCCTTTAGCTGCTGTATAATCTCAATGTGCTGTTCCTCAATGGTATCTACCATGCCACTTATTTGCCCCCTAAGTTCAACCAGTGAATTCTTGAATTCATCTTTTAGCTGCAAAATAGCATGAGTCAGTTCTTTAAGTGGCCTGACAAAAATTGAACCGAGGTATGAAACAACGAGGATAATTGCCATAGCAATCCCCGGCGATGAATTAAATATTGGAATCAATTCTTTTAGGCGATCTAATTGTACCGGGGTCAGTTGTAAAAACAGATAAACTAGGCAGCCAAAGAGGGCAAGTAGTGCGTACGGCCCGTCAAGTAGAAGCTTGAAAAGTGAGAACACTCCCTGTTTTCCGTTATCCTGGTCACTCTGTTTCATGCTCTTCCTTCCTTTTATTTACTTTCTCAAGGATCTGTTCGGTTGCAGTCATCCTTCTCAACCCCCTCGAACCGTCAGCTTTAAGCATATCAAGCGGATTTAAAACCCCGGCCTGAATCCCCTTAGCAAAGACATCCCATGCTAGCTGTAAAATAAAATGCAATACGGGGCGTCTAGATGGCATTTCAATAATGTCTTGGTATGATTCGTCAAGCGTTTCCACAATTATGCCTATCCAATCTTTGACGTGGAGTTCTCTTGCACTTACGTCTCTACCTACTTGTTTTTCTTCGTGTTCCCTATTGCTCATATTGTTATCCTCCATCTCTTCGAGTATCAGTCTTAGGATCCTTAACGTTTCTCTGTCATAATGTATCCAAGGAATATTTCGTCCTGGATCTCTCTTATTAAGTTTTTTTGTAAGATAGTCAATGTTCCGAATTTCTTTCTCTGTGTTCATAGTCTTACTCTCCTTTTTGCCTCGTTAATGCCATCTACGGCCTGCTGCCAATAACAAAATAATGGTACCTGGAACCAATGTTAAAAATCTTTGGTGTCCGTTTAATTTTTATCCTATCCATATAAAGATTGTTTCCATCGGCCCCTTGATGCCCAAAAAGAAACGGTCTGTCTCCTTCAATTGCCATTCCAGGGACGCTTACAGGTGTTCCATCGATGCTTCCATCTACAGAAACGGAGAAAACTTCGTTGGTATACGATATAACTATTGTATGCCAGGTATTGTCCTTAATATCAGTTGTACCTGTTATGCTATAGGGGATACCATCCCCATTATAAGCGGAGAGCTTGATCGGACTTGACCCTGACGTGAGTCCGTTTGCATGTCCTACTTGAAACCAGGGTCGCGAACTTTTTACATCTGTAATTAGCACAAATTTTTCCATACTTGCGCTAGTTCCACCTCGAAGATAAAAAGAGATCTCAAAGTCGCTTCCGCGAGTACCACACCATGCCCCATTGAATGGGGCGAAGTTAGACCAATACTCCCCAAGTTGAACGACAGACCCGGCGCCAGTGAATTGCAAGTATGCTGTGCCCTCTGGGATAGCAGGTGGAGTGGAGTTAACCCAACTAGTAGTTCCCGCAACTTTAACGAAGTTATTATAGATGGTAGAATCTGTTACTATCGATGTCCCGACCGTCCCATCCTGTATATCAAAAATAGTTTCTTGAACACCAATATCAGTTGTCCCGTCAATCGCGAACTCCCCTGTCCCTAGCTCGACAACTCCTTCTGAAATTGGGAGTGCCACTGAGAAAAATACTTTAATAGGGATACTATTGTTCTGCATAGTTAGTGTTTTGATATAAGGTGAGAAAAAATGGTCGGAGAAGACATCGTCTGTGAAGGCGCTATCTTCGTGGATCATAATGAATGCTATCTCAAGGTCTTGAATATTGAGGGGGACAACTTGTCTTGAGATTCCTAATGGAAAGAAAAAATCTGAATCAACGACAGAAATCCCGCTAAAAGCTGCTGTCTTATGTAACCCCACCTCTTCATGTTCCATTTGGAATGATGTGTCTAGCGCGTTTTCCACACTATTTGCCATGGTGGCAGAATTACCCCCTTGCATAGCTACATTATGGCCAATCCATGCTGGGGCGCTTGACGCGTCACCAGTGTCAGGCGTAGGCCCATTGGATACCGCAAAGTAATAGAATGTGGTTCCAGCCGCGTTGACTTCAGCATCGGCCCCAACGGTAAAGCTTGTGTTCTCTAGCGCCGTGATTGCATCTGATAGAGAACACAGGTAATATGTTGAAACTATTGTATTGACAGTCGTCAATGTCTTAATATAGTATGACGGATAATCTTCTGACCATACCATAACAAGATCGGGTCGATCTGTTATGCTAGGCAACGGTATAGTTTGTGTCGTTCCATTCCCGGTATATGTCCCTGTATCAACAATCCCAAGTCTTGCTAGATCTCCTATGTGCCTTCCTGTTATTGGGTCATGTCCTAAAACAAAACTTGCCCACAATTCCTTGATATACCGGTTTTTAATGTCAACTAGGTTTGGGTGTCCCTCTGCTACAATGTAGTCAGTAGCAGCTATTAATGTTCTCGCCATTACTCTGTCCCCCCTACTATATAGTAGTAATCAATGGTATTCTGATTGACAGCATTGTCTGTCCCAACTTGAAATTGTCCAGTAGTTGCAATAGACTGTATCATATTAGCCTGGAAAGCGTTGACCTGGGCGATCTTACTATTATCACCTGCCATGTCAGTACTGCGTAATACTGGTGCTGTGGTGCCATCTCGCCAAATTAGGATGAAAATAATATCAAGGCTGGAATTCGTCAGTGATATGTTTCGATTATCAACTCCATTGCCGGTATACGTTCCCTCTTCGATCACCATGCATCCTGTAGACGCATGGGCTCCAGTTGCATAGTCATGCTCTACAGTGTATGATGTATACCAATCCTTTGCTGGACGGTTAAACACATCAGGGCGCCCATTTGGTTCATTTTCCCCGTCCCTCAATTCGGTATATTGGATGTAACGTGGTTCACCTAGATTCCCAACGGCCATTATTCATCCCTCCTTATTTCTCCTACCATAGCTTCCTTAATTCGCGGTCTCCACCAAATGTTCCTCCATCCCCTGTATATTGCGTACCATCCCATATATCAGGAAAACCAGAGAGAGGGGACCCAAGATCTTTTAAGGTGAAAGTCATCCGTTCATTGTCAAGGTCTATGTCCTTGCTTAACACCTGGGCTATTTGATTTACCAAGGGATCTCCGTTGGCATCTCTCCTCTCTTCCCAGGAATACGTAACATAGTCCCCTTCCTCTACCTGCATATTCAGGTAGTCATATTCTTGCCATGTTATTATCCATGTGCGTCCAGAAAACCTATCAATAATACGTTCCTGTATATCCTGTGCCACGCCTGAGTTCTGCACCCAATCAAGCTCAAATATTCTTTTTCTTATGCCGTACTTATTCTGGGAGGACAGATCTTTACTTGCTTCCCCATTGTCATAGTACAGGTAGTTATTAAGAGTCCCCTCTTTATATCTTCTGTCCTGCTTTTCACTTGACAATTGGGCGTATATTATAGCTTGATTGACAATATTTTTTGCAGTCAACGTCCCTGTAACTTGCGTTGTTCGCCTCTCGACAAGGAACCCTGCCATCTGTAATCCTCCTATTGAGTCTGTCCCAAAACTTAGCTTAAGCTTCCCTTGATTATTTTGCCACCAATCGCCAAGGAAACTCCCCATAATTTGAGTGATCCAGAATGCGAAAGAATTTTCAACAACAATTACCCCAGCAGCGACGTACCCCTCTTCTGTCGCTGTACGTTTGGCATTAGCATATGTCGTTGCGTCAACGCTAACAGATGTAGTGTCAATTAGATCATTTATGATCTCTACCGGATTCTCTATTAATGTGCCTGAACTATCAAGCTTACCACTACAGGAGACCACTAATGGCCCTGACGATGGTGTCAACAACTGTATTGTCGCTATCGACCCTTGTCCCTCATAATCATTATTATCGGAAAAGGTAGCATCCGTTCTTACGCCGTTATCGTCTGATACTGTCACGTTATTCCCGGCGGATGCAGACTGGACAGGATGCGAAGCAACACAGTAGATGAATGTGAGGGTATCAATGCAAGGGGCTACCCAACCACCCGTCATGTTACCGTATACGATGGGGAGTATATCATTATCTCTTTCCGGTCTCGCATACCTACCTGACACCGGTAAGGTATATGTGCTATTTAGAGTCAATGTGCTCATAAGAATGCCAACGGTACAAGGTACATGTAATATTTTTGGCGGATACGACACCCATAGAACGTGAGAAAACCCAACAAGAACCAAGGACAAAACAACAAAGGAAGCCATGTCAAAGCTATCCATGCGAACCGCTTAAGTCTATACTGATACGACTTCCCATATAGATATGAATAGTCAAAATTTATCAAGAATGTTTTTGCGGCAGAGACCTGGCGCTTCCATGTCCTGGGCGCCCCGCAAGAAAACACCTTTGCCCACAGCACAATAAATACGATGCAAAACGGTAACCACCATCCGAAAACAGTTAGTGTTACACTGAAGACAAGTAGGTTAAGGTATAGGCTATCATGTGTTGGTTGGTGTCTGTAAAAAATGAACCCTGGTGTTGCAACTAGTAAGCGTAATGGGATTATTCCTTCGCTTGATACATAGAATAGTGACAATAATATCATGCTATTCCACGCGAAAAACATATACTGCGCACACACATAGTCTGCTTTAGCAAGCACCCATGAAACAAGAGGGTTTTGGAATTTAATGTATGGTGTTAGGGTTGCTTGCTTAAATGTTTGGGTCATTGTTGAACCCTCTAATCTCTTAAGCCCTTCCCATAATAGGTGTACATCGCAGTATAGCTTATGTTCGCAGAAGACAAGAAACCCTACCGCACAGTGTGCGACAAGCCAGTAATGCAAGACTGATGCCGGAATAATAATCGACAGCAGGGACAAGCCTATGTAGACACATTGTGGCTTAGTTAGCTCTACACCATAGCGGTCTGCCCACGTAGGACGGATGAATGGTAGTCTTATATTTTGGGCCATGCGTTCCAGCTTCCTCCAGTAAGCGTATTATCCAAAGCGCCTATGACTTCAGGGACATATAGCAAGGTGTTATCCCCTTGGTTGTTGACCCAATAATGTGCCGATGTATTCCATACCCAATTTTGGATGTCACCGTCAAAACCATTGCCTAGTCTAATATAGCAGTCACTTGTCAAGGCCCTGTCATAGCCTAACGTTGTTGAGACTGTCGTTGATGTCTCTGCAACAGCAAATGTAACTTCAGTTGCCGCTGCGTCAAAGTATACCCTCAAATTAAGTGGCCTCGTGATGTCACTAGCGGTTAATGCCGTTGTACTTGTATAGGTCAACGTTGTGGGGCTTGTCTCAACATTCCTCCCGACTGTAACGAACGGATAGTTATTGTTATCTATCCCAATTTGTAGGACGGTTGCCCCATAATAGTTCGTACTTTCGATTTCAAAAAATATGCCTGCGTCACCAAGGTCATCCTTAATAAAATTGCTAGTAAAAAGCCATGTGTCGGATACGAGAAAGCCAGTATACAGTTGGGCGGCAGTAAACTGTGTCTCTGCCATTTCAGAACTTCCGTCATGTATCACGGCGTATGTAGTAGGACTCGTTTCCACCTCAAGATCTGATGGAAAAACTGTAGCCAAGTCCTCTGCAATAACCCGGCACCTTGAAGATGTCAAAGAAACCTGACTAATCTCACCATCGAATAGAATTACAAAATCGCTATACTCGTCACCTTTAAATCCTTGTAGAATCTTTAGCTTTTGTCCCAATAATGGTTCATTTTGGTCATCACCTAGCAGTTTTGAGAAAAAGTATTCATGGTTGTCAAACGTCACGCTGTAGCTACCTATACGTGACTGCGTCAGTGATGCTGGTAAGTCTTTGGCATTGGCAACAAGTGCCTTGCTTATGCTGCCAAATTGTAAGACTCTTGCGTCAACTATTGAGACAGGCAACCCTCCAAATGTACCACCATCTCCTGTGTTCACGCTACCATCCCATAAGTCAATTCCAGACAGACTTCCCGTTTCGTCATCATTCGGGTATCTCGCAAAGAATAGGTAGCTTGTCCGTTGAGTCTCTATTCGGCATAGGACTATGGGCACCTTTCCAGCTTGCTTGGAAGTGAAGTATGTATTGGTAATATTATACATTATATTCTACTCTTAACCTGTTCTGTAAATTGCATTGTCATATTATTCCAGCCGACGCGAAAAAACTCAACCCCCCAGGCATTAATATTATCCCAATCCATATAATACAGCTTGTCTGCCTCATCGTAATACAGATGAACAAGCAATGGGTTTACCTCTCCAGTTTCAAGGTCCACCAACGCGTCTTGCATTGTCGTAATAGTATCGATGTCTGTGTTGCTTGTCAGCGGGAAGCTAAGGTTAAGCTTCCGTTGTTTTGCATAGGCTTTCCTGCGCTGCAAGCCAGTGTATGAATTATTGCTATACAATACATAGCCGTTGGTTTGTACCGCCCCCCAATCTGCGTTGCATTTCTCAAGCTCAGTGTACTGTCCGAGGAATAGTTCCCCGGCCTCAAAATATGAAATGGCACCATCAACAGGAACAAGTCTCCAGTACCTATACGTCTCATCAAGGTAGAGATACATTGGATCTTGTATGGTCACAACTTGGGAATAAGCGGGGGAACCCCATGAATCTGATGTGTTCGCTTGTAGCGTGAATGTCCCCCCTGTGGTAACGTTGTGGTCAAGTAATGCAAAAGCTGTTATTTGTTGCGCTGAACCTAGATCTATTACTACGGTATACGTGCTGCCTGTCCGGAATATGGTATTCCGCTCGTGGTCTATTAGGCGCCCAGGGCCGAATATTGCGTTGGCGTTAAAGATCCATGTGTTCCCTACTGCGAAATCATTTCCATCCCCACTTTGCCACGCGATTTTTACCCCGTAATTGAGTGTCAATAGGGTTGAAGAGGTGGTGACTCCGGACGCTTCCCATCCTGATGCCGTTTCAGATGTCCTCCACCGGAAGGTAGCTTGCCCAACGGAAACGCCTGGGGTTGTACTATCAATCTGGACGGTATACAACAAGTCTTCTGCGCCTGAATATGACCCCACTGCAACGAGGATTGCGCTCTCAGTGCCTATAGTTTTTTGCCCCCCACTGACAATGCCAGTGGCTTGAGATCCTGGGGTTATCATATCAAGAGATGTCACTCTATTATCATAGAGAAATCTTAGTTGTCCATACGCCATTATTGCTACCTCTATGCCATTACAAGTCTAGCATCTTGTTCCTTAACAATCTCACCAATCCTTGCGGCGAACCTCTCTAGAGAGTTCTCATCAACAACATTAGTACCCTCAAAATTCACAACAATGCTCCGATCTATACTTCGCGTAGGGGCTACAGTTGCAAGCTGCTGTTGTCCTGTTGCCGCTGGTTGTTGTGCGGGTTGTCCGCCTTGAACGGCAAAGCCTGAAGTACTCTCTATTAGGTTCATCTGTTCTAACCTCGCTTCGTTAAGGTACCGTTGCTGTTCTATCAGGAGATCTCGCATGGCTGCCTCTGCTCTCATGACATCTTCCCTAGAATTACGGACAAACGCATATAAGGCACGCCTTGATTCTCCCTCTAGTGGGTATACCCCAAAGATATCGGCCATATTGTCCCAATATTCAGCAATCTCCTTAGCCTCTCCAATTTCATCTCTAGTCTGTTGTATAGCTCCTTGAAGTTCCGCGAATGCCTTGTTATTTTCTTCGAGGGATGCAAGCATGTCAGGTAATGTTGAGTTTCCTGTGGCTACCATTCCTAAATCTGCCATTGACTTCGTGTTGTCACTAATTTTGCTTTCAAGCGTCCCTAGAGCATCCACATTCTCTCCAATGGATTCAAGCATGTCTGGAAACACAGAGTTTCCTGTCGCAAGGTCTCCAAGCTTTGCGATTTTGTCAGTGACTTTCCCAATGGCGCTTGCCAAACTTCCGACAAGCCCCAAACCATCTTTAATAACTTGTATGACGCCTCCAAAGAATGACTTTAGCCCACTAAACATATTCTCAATGTGTTGACTCACCTTACTGATGCCTTGTGTCACATTGTTAATTGCCCCTCTTAGGTCTCCTTGTAATAGGCTTATAGTTGCAAGGATAGCGGACTTTGCCGCCGCGCCAAAAGCCCCCAATGCACCAGAAATAGTGTTGAATGTGCCGATAATAGTGTCCGCAGCACCACCAAAAGCCCCAACAATATCACTAATAATGGGCCCGAATATAGAGACAAGATCATTGGCTGTCGTCTTTACCGTTTCGAAGGCTATTTTGACGCCTTCTACGGCGACTTTAAGCCCTTCCCATACCGATCTCCCAGCGCTGACAATAGCGTCAACATTTTGAAACCCATACGTTACCAAATCAAAAAAAGTCCGTGCGGTGTCAGCAGCGAATTGAAAAGCGTCTACCAGTCGTTGACGTATAGTATCTGCTGGTAAAGTTGCAATCCACTCCCTAATGCTCTCTAGCGTGACGAGAAAAGCTTCTCCTGCGTCCTTAGCCCCATCAAACCTGAATGAATCAGCTACTTGAATTGCCTTTAGTGTTAAGGCATCTACAATGTCAATGATCCGTTGTAATGCATCAGGCAAGAATTCTTCAAGGAATTGTGAACTTTCTAGCCATTCACGAAATTGCAAAGCGAGGTCTCGAATGTTGCTTCCGGCGATAATCTCTAACGCCTCTACAACATCAGTCCCTAATATAACCTTAATGTCGGTCATTATAGCACCCAATCCTTCCCATATTGACGACAAACGGGCTGTGGAATTCAGGAACTCTTGAGTGATGCTATCCATATTAGTAATTCCTTCTGACGCAGGATCTAGAAAGTCTGTCCGCAAGCTATCACCAAGTCCAGATAAACCTAACAAGACTGTACTAACCCCTTGCCCTGTAAGGCTTAATTCTTTTAAAGCCTGGCTTACTAGCTGTATCCCCTCCGGGCCACTGTCACGCATTCTACTTATGTTGTTCAACAGCACTTCAAAGGCCGCTGTGGTGTCTGTTTGTACTAGCTTGTTGAAGGATTCAAAGTCAATGGCAAATGCTTCTGCAAATGCCTTGGTGTCTGAATTCATCTTTTTGAATAGGCTTGAAAGGGCAGTTGAAGCTTGTTGAGGGCCAATTTTTAGCGCACTCAGGGCTCCTGTTAGCCCTATAACCTCACTCTGGAGTATGGGCAACTGAGAGACTACAGGGGCTAATCTCCTTGCCATCTCTAGCATCGGACTAACATTTGCTTGTGTCGTATCTGCTAACACGTTGAATGCATTCGCTACATTTCCAATATTTTCAGGTAGCCCACCAAAAGCAGAGTTAAACGCTGATAGCCTATCAGCAGCTTTTGAAAATGATAAGTCTAGCGCCGTTGCCATTTTTGCCACGTCTTCAGCGAATTTCAATGCGGCCCCTGACGTTTCGTCAAAGCTATCTCCAGCTAATATTCCTTGTTGTCCTGCTATCTCAAGGATTTCTCCTAATTCCTCAGTAGACACCGCCCCTTTCAGGGTTTCCACTGACAGATCCCTCACCTTGTTGGCTAATTCGTCAACTTGAGTCGATGTTAGGTTCGCAGTTTTCCTGACCCCCGACAGGCTGTCTTGTAAGTCTGACGCGGCCATAACACTGTCCGTCCCAAACTCAAACACCGCACTCCCTATAGATGTGATTACAGAGGTTACTTCGCTAAAGGCCGCTTTTGCAAGTGACAATGCCCCAAGCAGACCAGACTCTATAGCGTTTTCAGCAAGGTTCAAAACTGATGTTGAGATCTTATCAATAGCGCTTGAACCATGCTTCCCTAGATCTGCAAACGGCTTAATCTTTAGGCTATCTGAAATATTAGAGAAGTTTTTTGACACGTCCTTCGATGCACTATTAATGTCCTTCAGGAGGGATTCTATGGTCTTGAGGACGCTTGACGCCTCATCATCAACGACGATTGAGAATACAACTTGGTCTGCCATATTAATCAAGCTTAAAGAACGCTATTATGACTTGCATAATGGTTTCTTTTCCGTATGGTTGCAGCTTCACGAAGCTTCTCCTCGGCAGCTTTTGAGTCCCATTCTGATGATATACCCCATAATAAGGGGACATTATGTTAAGAACATGCTTCCCAGCGCGGTGAAACCACCCTGTCAATGCAGTCTGTTCAGCGCGTCTACGCATCTTCCGCGTCTTCTGGAGGATAGGCCATGAATAGTTTCGAGTACGTGGCCTCCAGCGGGGGCGGCCACCTGAGTCAAAATTGCGTGAGATTGATGTTTGTACCACATCTGATATTTGTGGGTACAACGCCCCTCTGCCATTATTTAAGATTTGTCGTTTATTTTTAAATTTATTAATTATGGCTTCCGCGCCATCTACTCTAAATGCAAACATTTTATATCCTTATCCTATGTCAGAATATCTATATTGTAATGTGCATGTGACCTGCGCAAGAGACCTGTCTTCTAGATCAAGGTTGCTATAGGTTGCCCCTGTAAAGAATGACTCTAACTCATTTTTTGCATATGTGAAGGTGTTACGATTAAGGGCTGTTCTGACATCACTCTCGATCTCTGCCACCCCTTTAAAATTAGGATATTGTGAGACGAAAGAGTAGCTTTGCTCCCCCCAATTATCAATAATAATTGCTAAACCAATATTGTATACATGATCTTCGCAGGCCACGGCGAATGAAACAGGGGTGAATTGAGTTGACAGCGGAAATATAAGGCATAAGGGCGTCTCATGGAGTTGCTGTTCCAGGTTTAAGACGCTAAAGCTTTGCACGATCTCAGTATGAACGATGTAGTCAAGGTTTGAATTCGTATCTACCTCATCTTTGATTTCGCTTAATAGATCATTGAGTATATGCATTATCAAGCACCTCTAATAGCTCTAGCCAAAGCGCCCCATCGTCCTCAAGCCCTAACCAACTGAGGAGTGTGTCGAGAACACTTATATTAATTTTGGGGAAATTGATGTAGTTTTCCCCTTTTTTTAGTTGTTTGTCAAGCGGCATTTTTCCGTATAGCCACCAAGCAAGCAGCACGTTCCCGTTGGGTTGCGTTGGGTCCCCATGCACGCGGCATGGGTAAAGAACCTGCTTCCGCTCATGTATAGGAACCCGTTTATTTTGTTGTTCAACGAGGCACTCAGAACATACGTTTTCGTATCCGTTTTTGACAAACATGGCATAAGTCTTTAACTTTTTTTTAGCGTTGCCAACCATGTTTCATAATTTTTCAGAAACACATAGACGATAATCATCAGTTGTTGTTGTGGGTAGCTCTCGAAATACTTGAGAGCTTTCTGGACTGAGAACTCTCCTTTGACGCCATGCCATGCTTTCGCAAGGGCAATTATTTCGCGTCCTATGTCACATAATTCGCGTTGATGATCCGTCAGTTTCATGAGGATAGGGATAGACAATTCTTTTTGGTCAATATCCTCTGATTCGTTTCCAATGTATGTTGCTGCCAATTGTGCGTTGACCTTGTTGTAGGTTAATAGCCACTTTTGCCATTGTTTGTGGCTTGGCGCCTTGATAGTGAGAGACCAATCGTTATTGATCCCGTCCTCTCCTAAGCCTTCCTTAATTTCAAGCACAAATTCGTTAACCTCATCACGTTCTGCCAATATCCTGTCAATGTCTAGCATAGTTCCCTATCCTCTATTATATTATTATAGGTGTGCAATAATAAGTTCATCGTTTCCGGCATCGACGGTACCCCAGCCATTCCAGGCTTGCGTTATCTTGCCAGCATCTTCTCCACGTGGTAATTCGCCATAATAGGCGTTAGGCAACCACATGACGAAGATGTTTCCAGCGGTGTCACCGCCTATTGCACGCAATTCAAAACCGACAACGTTGTCTCGCATATAGCGCTCTAAAATTGTACGCCATCTTGCGTTGTCTGCCACAAAATCAATGTTGCGGTCAGTGACAGCTTGGTTGGTGTACCCACTATCCACGTGCATACACATATCCTTATTAAGGATGTTCTCAAGCGTTACAGAGAGAGACGGCAAACATTCTGTGTGCCTAATATAGGCCGCATTTCCGGCAGAAGGCGCTCCTGACAATGCGCTGACAGTGACAGTTTTATTTCCGATCCCTGAGCCTGCCACAACAGACGGAGTACGTGTTTCGTAATCTGAGCTTGCATCAACATACACAATAACTTCATCCGTTGCCTCGATTTCAAGACCGCCTGTCGATGTCAGAATTACGTCTGTCGCCGTGCTTCCTGTGACGACTGTTGCGCTATAATATATGTCAAGCTCGATACCAAGGCACATGATTGGAGTCGTCGTAACGTAGTCAGATGGGACAACCGTGTAGCCTATCGCTGTCTCGCTATAGGCGTAGTTGATCGCTTGCATTGTAAATTGCATGTCAATGCGCTGACCAACCTCCCAATTGATAGCAAGGTTGCTTCCCATGCATCCGGTGAAAACATCCTTCTTATCACCGTCAAAATAGAAGAACCCTGACCCTGTGCTGAAATCGCTGGGATCACTCTTTAGGAGATGCGTGACCCCGGCCTGTACGTCACCACCGGCTGCAAGCCCTGAGTCTGGCAATGGGGGCCACAACGTAAGTGCGTTTCCTCCGCTGACATCAGTTACCCGTCTGATTGCATAACTTCCTCCAGCGGCACCATTGTATTCAATGCGCGCGATGTCACCAACCACCCATCCACTTCCTCCAGTGACAGTAATATCCGTGCTTGTTGGCGCCGCAGCAACAACTCCACCTGTGGGTGCATTAAGTCCACCCATAGTGTGTTTAAGGAGAAGGCTATAGTCTGGTGCAACTCCCTGTGTTCCAGCCCCCCTTGCAAATACTGGTATGACATACCCAATATCCTCGTTATACATCCCTATTTGGGGCGGGTTTCTACCTAAGACTCCGTTCATATACCGCGTCTCCAGGATTTCCCTTCCCAGTGTCCACGTGGCAGGAGTGTCTGTCCGAACGAGGACAATTGCTGTATTGTCAGAGTCACTGGGGGCAGTCCCAACAACGGACTCTTCCCTGTAAGAGAATACGGTATTTTTGAGTATGACTACTTCTCTACTCATAGCTTATTCCTCCCTAGAAACATGCTGATCCATCTGAGATTTTAAGGTCATTCGTTCCATCGCAGAAGCATAATACATTCGCGGTATCATTGTAAAAAATACTGCCTTCAGGGTATCCGCTACCACACGGGTCAGCCGTAACAGCATCAGGAACAATTCCCTTCTGAAACTCTACTTCTCCCGTGTCATGTATACGTAGTTTCTCGGTTGCCGCTGCTCCACCTGTCTGGGTTAGGAATAACAACTCACCTGATTCAAGGGATGGAGTTGTTTCGCTCGCGACAGCATCAATCGCTGCGATACTCTCAACATTTCCAGCGCTAGTTTCCTGTGAAAAAACCATACGAAGACCGATCCCATTGGCAGGTGTGCCACTAGTTGTATGCCTCAAAAATAGCGCATCGAGAATACTGTTAGTAAGCGAGCTGTCATATGTTGTCAATAGAGTCCCATTGCTTGAATTATTGACAACCAAGCCGTTTTCTAACGTGAGATCTCCTCCATACGTAGATGCATCGCTAATAGCAATGATTGGAGAGGTTATCGTCACTGTACCATCAACGCTATTGTCAATGGTTTCGCCGTTAACAAGGGTAATCACTCCTGTTGATTCAATTGCAAATTTTTCAGCGGCCGCCGCACCTGCCTCCATAAGCTTGAGACTAAAACTGGCATCTTCACTCGCCCCTGTAGCATCATCTACAACGGCATCAAGAGACATGATGAGTTCATTGTTAGCAGCACTTGTCTCTTGTTCGTATTGTAAGCCAACGCCAATTCCGTTGGCAGGTGAACCACTTGTTTCGTGTGTTACTCTGATGGGGTAACTTACTGTATTAGTTAAGGCCGTAGTTGCCTCCGTGTGGAAAAGCACATCAGGGGTTCCTGTGCTTACTCCGACCCTATCATTCCCGGCGTCTACATACAACAACTGTGTGTCAGTATCCCCCTCAATATATGAGTCACTATCCGCACCAGTTGTATTAACAGAAGCCCCTTCGCCGATACTTACGGCTCCTGTCCATGCTCCTGAAGTAGTCTCTACTCTTGCACTCTGTGTGCTTGAGTTGTAGATCGCGCTATAGAAGGCTTCCTGTGTCAACCCATAGGCGACAAAACTTAATGCCCCTAAGACCAGAACTAATACAAGGGGAGTGTATTTCTTAATATATTTATGCATTTTTATACTCCTTTCAGTGGCAGCAACTACAGTGGCAATTACAACAAGGACTCATTGTCGCGTTGTTGTGACAGTCGCAAGTACAATCCTCTGTCAAATCGCTGTCATATGTTTCCGTTATAATTTGGTAATCATCTTCGTCTGACACTCCTGGGATAGTCATCTCATATAGGTTGATGGCCTTGAGTGTAGACATCGCATTCTCAAAATTCTGCTGGATCACAGGGTTTAGGGTTTGCGTTCCGGTTGCCAGATAAAATATCGCTAAGTCATCACTTAACGTTTTGATAATAGGAGGTGCGGTGTCAAAGTCCCAATCATCCGCCTGACTTCCATAACGCTGATAGACTACAGACAAAATATGGTTCTTCGCGAAAGCTAGAGCTTGCTCTAATGTTTCTGAATCAACTGTTCCATCCCTGTCCTTATCCCCCCACAATTTGACTCGTAGGGGGATGACCTTAGCCTCAAGCGTTGCTTGACTACTGTAATACTCACTCATATTATCATAGAGCCTTTAGCAAGTACCCTGCTTTCTGGGCAAACACTTTCTCTTGACTCCAATAGCCAACCATTAGCAGTTCTCCCCCTGCCATTGTGTTATTATCCATTACTGACTTGACAGTAAATCCGCCTACATTCGGGAATGAAGCTGACTGTAGTTTGAAGGTCCGCATGAACGGGGTTGCGAGTTCAGGAACTCCAATTTGCCCCCCATTGTGCATAATAATCACATAGTCTGCCCAAATTCTAGACAATGTAGGGCTTGTAGCAGGCTGGTTGCTGTTGTACCGTGCGGGGCATACAATAATATCAGAGTCAAAATAATTACTGATATATTCGTGGTCTACATATGGATAATTATCTTTTCGCTTGCCACTCCGCGCAGATACTACACTTGATCCTGTAAGCTGTGGATGCCGCTGTAATTCGCGAGAGACGTTGTATCCGAACACAAGGACATCTCTAGGCGACAACAAAGCATCCTCACCAGTCTGTACGTCTGACAATAATGTTGCCGCTGCATCCGTCCATAGGGGTGATGCCGTTGCACTAAACCCCGCCGCATATTGCGTTGAGTCTTGCGCGATACCTGCTACTGTAAGCTCTCTGTCAAGCAGTAATAGATGGGTTAATTGTTGCGTCAATACGAAGCGCCATCTTTCAACGCTTCCATATTGGTTAATGGCGTCGTCACGGTCAACGTTAGACATATAGACCGATAATGCGCGTCCAGAGAGATCATAGTTTTCAAATTCGCTTCCAATATCGATCCTGCTAGGAGGGGAATCTTTCCCTTTATTAGTTTTGGGACGGTCATAAAATGACCTCTCTGCATATTTTCGGTATTTGCCTGCTAACGCGGTCACAGGATATACAGGGGCCACCATGTCAGCCTTGAAATCTTCTAGCATATTGGAGTAGGCGTATGCTGCCTCTGCCAAGTGTGTCCGGTGCTGTTCATTTGCCGCAAAAGACAATACAGACTGCATCTCGTTCGCAAGTTGACTTGGCTTGTTGTCCCATTGGACATGTGTTCTCCCACTACTTAATGCCGCAAATTGGGAGCCCTGTGCGATCTCTTTCAATTGTTCTGTTTTCATTTTCTGTCTTCTCCCCTAAGCCAACAGAGTGTTGTTACCAAAGTCAAAACGACCAAGGCAATACACACCGGCTCCACTTGCTGCTTCCATCGCGTACCCGATAACTCTGTCGCCAGAAACGGCTTTCCGGACACGCCCCGCCGTTCCATCATCTGGACACAATGGGTCGTTAATCGCGATTGCCCCACCAGCCACAAAGACTAACTCTCCTTTGCAAAAATACTCAATCTGTTCACCGGAGGCTTGCGTGGTATCATTCATTTTTAGAATGCCGACTGCCACATCTGTATCGGCTGTCGTCTTGACAATGGTATCTGATGCACTTAACTTGACACATGCGCGGTCAAGCGTCATCTCCTCACCTGCACTTGCAGATCTTACATCTTCTGTACTCCATAATTCTGATGGGTATCGAAATGCCATATTACTTACCTCCTGTGTTGATTTTACGGTATCCATCTCTTGAGGCCGCATCCATTGCCTTGAGATATACCTCATGTTCGTTACTCGGGTTCTTTGCAAGCATCTTCCCGTCTGCCCCGTAAAACTCCATGATCATTTCGCGCATTGGTTTTGGTTCGCGCTTTTCTTCAGGGGGAGTGTGAGTTGATTGGAGATCTCTGAGTCCCCTTACGGGGACAAGCAAAGTGTTATCAGCCGCCATCTCAATAATATTGGAGACTAATGTTTTAACTGCCTCTCGTGTAGTTGCTGATATATCATTTGAGAATTCGATGATATTAGCATTATCTAAGCTTGAGATAATTGGCTTAACGGCATCAACCAGCTTTTGAGAGAGAATAAAATCAAAGCCGTTATCACCTTTTACTTTTTTTGCACTAAGTTCCCGACAATACATTTCGATTGATTGCAGATCAAGCTCGTGGGCCTGCTTTCGCATAAGATCTGCTTGCACTTTCTTCTCTTTCTCGAGCGTCTCTACCTTTGACCTTAGGCTTTCAAATTCTTCTAGTCTGACTTCAGGAGGGTTCTTGGTTCCCTCCGTCGAGGGCTGTGTTTCCTCATTGTGTTGAGTCATAGCCTCTTTTTTTTGCACGTCTTTATCAGGCATAGGTTGATCCTCCTGTTTTAAGTTATCATGTTGTCCTACTGTTACCTTGTGATACAATGCCAAGAAACCTGTAGGCGTGTTTTTGGCAAAATTGACTGTAATTTCTGGAGACATTCCCGAAACTCCAGGCGCCATATTATCTGGCAAGAAACCGATTGAACGTATTACGTTTTTATATGTTTTGCCGTCTTTTGGGTTGTATAGATTGGTTATCAGCTCAACCGAACGCCCGTTGAAGACTTCCTGTAGCATCAAGGCTATATCATCCTTGACCCCCTCTAGATTGGCAATTAATGACTGTCCTTTTTTCGCGAACCTTACTTTCATTCCTTTAAGAAGACTCTTAATATCCTTTAAATAACGCTGATGCCCAAGGTTGATGAAAGCGGGAATAGGTTTCCCAGAACGTTTTATTTCGCTATTAAGTCCTGGATTTCCAGGGTATTCACCTTTTTCAATACTCTCCAAGATTAAAGGTAGACATGCGTTTGTTGACTCTATCATCTCATCAAGCATTTCAGATGAATAATATGTCCCATTATGCACACCGGGCCTAAAAATTTCTATGTCAACTAATTCAGCGTATTCTTTAATCTCTTCCATCTCTCTCATTGCCTCATAAGCTAGATTAGAAAGTCTTTTTTCTCTCTCTTCATGCCCATCAAACTCTTCTGGGTTGATTCCAGCCGCTATTGCTTGGTCAATAGCCTTCTTCTTCGCAGTTTCATCATGACCTTCTTCAGAGGCTAAATAACACTTTCCCTCTGGGAAACCTCGCCAACCTTGTTCATTATTTCGTTCGCATCGTTCTATCGGCATTATTCTATATATTAAGCCTGAAAGCCTCTTGGTATTGGAGGAATTTCACTTTCAGGCGTCATTTTGTATTGGCCTGGGATATTCTGCTTCATGGCCTTAGTTATCGGGACTTTGTAGCAACGGCAACCAAAGTCCAGGGGAGCTTGCAACCTGTCCCATATAGGGTCATCTACAGGTCTTGTCAACCCATCCAGTTTTACGTGTGTGGGCCTGACCCTCACGTCATCTTGACTCTGCCATTGTATCCCCCACAATATATCCTCACTTTTTGCTATCATTTCCTCTAGCGCGCGGTTATATGCGGTCTGTCTTGCGTATCGAAACGAGGTAAAAAGGTCACTCTGTATTACATTAAGATCCTCTTCCTTCATAAGTTTCCTTGCCTCTCGGAAATATTGCTTCCATGCCTTCTTTTCGTCGGTAATATGTATAGTATCAGCGATCAAATTCCGTAGAGCCTCAATCCGTTCAAGACTTTGTTTATTGTTTTTAAGCGCAGTGATCGTGAACGATTTACGCTTTTCTTTTGGGTTTAATTCATCGAATGCTTTGCGCGTGTACACTGGCATTCTTAACACAATGCGCTTTGCTTCTTTCGTTAAATCGTTAACAATTTCTGGCGCCTTAGTTTTTTTTTACTTTCAGCTTGAAAGCCTGAGATCGTAACAGCCTCATCCTCGTTTTCTCTGTCTTCGTCTCCTACCTGACTATCCTGGTCTTTCGGGATTGTCGGCATTATTAAGTCTGGTTCTATTAACTGCATCCTAGGGTAAGCTTGGACTCCTGAAAAATTCATACTCACAAGCTGAGGGATAAACTGGTAATTGAATATGTCTTCAACAAGAGTCGCGTCATGCATCTCAAGTTCACTTTTACGGCGTGTCGTTGTTGCTTCCTCCTTGGAGTAACCTCCTACACGCCCCTCTTGTAACGCTGTGACGCTTCCCGTCAAGACGACTGAAATTATTTGTCCACACGCCTCGTGAAAGCCTTTAAACGACTCATCATTAATATTGGTATCAAGCTGTTCTATCGCATTTTCAATATGAGTAATTGTAGCTGTGTCACTTTTGAGTTTTTTAATTTCGTCAAAGAAAGTTTTTCGCAGGTTCTCCTTATCCCTTCCTAATAATTTGTTACCGTACTTCCCTATGTATGCCCCAACTCCGCTTCTCTCGTTACCTCTCGCCCAATAGAGGAAGTTCTTTTTCCAATATTCCTCAATTTTGTTCAAAAGACGCATTTCTGAGATCCCGTATGGGTTCTCAAAGTACATGTGGTTTGTCCCCCACATCATAAGTCCATCAGGTAGCCTTTTGATGTTCAGCGTATGAAATCGGCTGTCTTTAAGGTATATCCCCGGTTGGTACCCATGAGGATCTTTATAAAAAAACTCAGGGTTATAGTCTAAAATATTTGCTGCGAATATTTTTTCTCCCCAAGGAGTTTCATCCCGCGTCCAATCAATTCCCTCAACACATCTGCCGTAAGTAATGAGGGCGCTTGACATCTGAGACAATATTGTCCTCAATCCCCGTTCGAACATCCCTTCATCAAATTGCCAGCGCACAAAATCAATTACTTCGTCTTCGGACTCTTGACCAGGTGGGGGGATAATTTGACCTTTATGGAGCATTTGACCTGTATTCTCATCAAATATAGGAGAGGCAGAAACCCACAAACGGCTTATGTCGCGAAATCTGCGGCCAGCAAAAGGAAGTGGGGACAGTCCGATGTCAAAGAATCTCTCAAGGGTTTCACATATTTCGACTTCATCAGGGCTCCCTTGCGTCCATGTTCCTTTTCCGTCATAATCCCAATAGTATGACGGAAATAAGTATTTTTTGAGGGCGTCTAAAAGTTTCATTTAAAAATCAAAGAGTGTCCGATAATATTGATAATTCCGTTCTAGCTCTGACGGGGTTAGAACCCTATTATACCAGTCCATAGCGTGAATTAAGCCGTTAAAAAAGCCTGAGGGAGAGGTAAATGCTCTGGCCCCTATCCTGGGGTTGTTCGTTACGCTTAAGACTTGCCCGGTGATATCAACCGGCGTTCCCTGCTCTTCTGAGTTTAAAAAACCTCTCAATTGATTATTTCCTGCGGTGTAAGCAAGGAAATACGTTTTATTTTCAGTCAATGGATTAGTCGTTATCTTGATGGTTGAGTTATTGTAGGTACAGCGGGCACGTCCCTGGAAATTAAAATTCACAAGGACACCATCTCCTCCACCGTCCCTGCCATCAAAAATAAATTTATCAGCAGAATTGACTGGCGTCAGGACTATGCCAAGGGTAAAATCCTGCTCATTGAACGGCTGTGGTAATGTTATGTAAGCACCAGTTCCGACGAGAAATGAAGCCCCTTGGATCTTATACGTCATATTAGTGTCAACTCCATTATTGCCATTGCCACTAATATCGTTAGAATTTCCGAGAGTAAAATTCCATAAGCTTCGGAGTCCATCCTGTGTTATCCCTACATATTGAGTATTATTATAGAGATTAGATACTATATATTGATTTAATTCTACGCGATAAAGCTCAATTAATTCAATGTCTCCGGTAAAGTATCCAGTAATCTGCCCAACCACAAAGCTATCCGGAATTACTTGAGATGTGTATGTGATAACAATCTCGTTAGACACCCCAGGTGTAATTGCGCTCCCTGATACCCCATTAACGTAAATTGATGTACCAGTAAATCCATTAGCGACGACGGTACTACTTGAAATCGTGATATTATGAGTACTGGTCAATTTCAGCACTTCCGTTGTCGTTAGGCTGGGGGTTAAAATAATTCTAAGGCTTTTTGTTCCAGACGCGTTCTGATATTCGATCTTAGAAGAGGTCCCGTTAAACGTAGCGACTCCATTTAAAAAAAACACGTCAGTTGAATCGCCGCTGTTTAGCGATACATTCTGAAACGTCTCGCGCCAAACAACATCAGTTCCCTGTAGCTTGTACAGTGCCTCTCTCATTACTTTTTCTTATTTTTAGGCAGATTCTTAGAAATTGCTCTCGTACCAGGAACATACTCATAGGTGATGCTTTGGCTTGCATAGTTACCGACTTCAACGCCGGTGAATTCTTTGCCTACCATCCATTCGCAAATTTGCCGAATTTGCGCGAGAGAAAGAGCCTTAACTGAGGCGTCCAAGCCAGATGCCTGAATCGTATCATAGAACTCCTGAATAGTGTACCCACGATTTTCTGCCATGATTGACACGATATATTCAGGGACACCCCACCCCCCCTCAGCAACACTCTTTACGAATTGATTTAAAAAACCTTCCTCACATATTGTCATGGATACATCCTTTACTGTTTGTCCCTATGTTCGTACCACGAGAAGTAAATAGACGCCTTGTTGCCATCTGTGTTCGATGTGACACGAAATAGATATTTTGTATTTTGTTTCAATTCTATTTCCCTTTCACCACGAGAGCTTCCACCAGCGGTAACTCTCCCAATCCCGCTCCCAGTAGACAATCCGAATGAGTCACCAAATATTGTCGTACCATCAGCACCATCATCATTACTTGCATATAATGCTAAAGTGGCCGTGTTGCTTGAGTTACGGTTACTGTTGAATGTCGTTTTTTGTGAACCATTAGTATGTGTTGATGACTCAAACAATTCTACGGTGGTGTCAAGAGGAGCACTGACATTAAAGATGAGATGACCCCATTTAGTTGTGTCGGGGGTAACAATTAGAATGTCCATAGTATCAGTAGCGTCTAAGACAGTATCGTATTCGGTGTAGTAGAAGTGGCTGCCTGAGTGTATCTCGTGGTGTTCATAAGCAATTACTTGTTGTGTTTGCGTGGATCTATCAACCGCCGGGGATTTTGTAAAGCCTGACATTATGCCCATCCTTTAGTATAGTCAATTGTTACTGTTGCCTCTGTCGTCCCGCCACTACTGATCACATCATCAGCAAGAGTCTGAACCTGTACTTCACGGATCAAATTATCAAGCTCAAATGACAAAAAAACTTTTTTGCTTGAATCACCTAAGAGCCTCTGGTAGTCTTGCAGTGACTCCAATTCATGATCGTCTCCGCTCGCCTCACGTCTTACAAGCACCTGTATTTTGCTGCCAATAGAATCATTAGCTATAAAGTCAACCCACAACCCAAGTTTAGTATAGCCTGCTGTCGCTATTCCAGATCCCTGATTAACCGCGACTCCGTCTGCTACCCCTACATCTTGTGTCGTCACTAAACGCGTAAAATCTTCTCGAAATGATGGTAGAGGTGATTGTTCCTGAATTTTAATAATATCAAATGCACCATCGTACCCAGCGGTTTTAAGCTTCCCTGCTAGGTCTGTCTGGAGGATTGTTGCTTCACCATCATTATACGCGGAATCAATTGTCCGGTATTCTCCACCCATCAACGATATGTCAGGACTGGCTCCAGGGTCAGTACCATCTGTTCCGATAGCACCTCCCAACGTATCAAGATTTCCAATAGAGGATGCTATTGTATCAAGATTTCCCCCTGTCTCTTGTGCTAGATTAGCACCTGTGCTGGAGACTACGTCAACGTTGAAATTTCCGGAAGCATTGACAGGCGTCAGACTCCCATCTTCGTTGGTCGGAAAAGAATATTGTATTCCGTACAGAGTTGAGGCAGGTCTTACAGCGTCTCCCTCATTAACTGCGTTCGGAAGTGCAGAACCATCAAAATCTTTTGCTTCTGTAGAGACTTGGTTGGTCGTGTCGTTAGCGGGATCACCGTGTGTGGCGTCAGAATCTAGCCCAAATGAAGAGCCAACTATGCGTATAGCTTGGTTGATACTATCGTATACAAGGTTGAGGATCGTTGCTCCAGTTTTCATGCTTTCCCCTCTTAAAGTTATTCATATAATGATATAACTTTAAGATAATACATTAGTGGGGAAATGCAACTATATTTCTAGCAAGCCATGTCTGTGTGCTATTATTGTGTCTTTTTGGGGGTTCTTTTTGGTTGGGTTTCCTGGTGGGTTTGCATATACCTTTGATGGTACTCTATGATTTTCTCGTAATGTTTTTGTCGCTTAATCTTTTTAGCACGGAATACAACGAAATATCCGTGTTTTTTTTGGTAACAATTATGGCATAGCCCCTTCGCTTGCTGAGGTTGCCGTTTCTTACATATTTGACAGATAATGATCTTAGCCATACATATATATATATACCAAGTCCATTACCTGTCAAGACTTTTTTATAAGTAGCCAAGCTCTTGTGCCTTGGCTACAAGTTTTTCTTTTAAGATCTTGACGGTAGATTCCGTCAGACCATAGTCTAATTCTGCCAGCGTTTCAATCGACTGGTCGATCCACCAATCAATAGGATCGCAAGTGCAGCCTACGCGGAGGGACTCACCGCCTTGGAAATGTACGTGGTACCCATCTACTTCCATGATGCAATCACTCTTAGGGAATCCTGCCCCTCTGAGGTCTGCTTTCAATAGGTTTGAATATGGCGAATTCACCTCTCGGAGGTCTGCTCCTCTGAGGTCTGCTCCTCTGAGGTCTGCTCCTCGGAGGTCTGCTCCTCGGAGGTCTGCATCTCGGAGGTCTGCCGCTATGAGGTCTGCTCCTCGGAGGTCTGCTCCTCGGAGTTTTGCACCCCTGAGGTCTGCTTTCCATAGGTCTGCTCCTCGGAGGTTTGCATCTCGGAGGTCTGCCTCTATGAGGTCTGCTCCTCGGAGTTTTGCATCTCGGAGGTCTGCCGCTATGAGGTCTGCTCCTCGGAGGTCTGCCGCTATGAGGTCTGCTCCTCGGAGGTCTGCTCCTCGGAGGTCTGCCGCTATGAGGTCTGCTTTCCGGAGGTTTGCCTCTCGGAGGTCTACCTCTTGAAGATCAATCTTTACGCCCGGATGTTTTTGCCTACATTTGTTCCAGGCGGCAGATCCTTTCTTTAATATTTTTAGTTTTTTTTGATCTGCCATAACATCTCTTTTCTAAAAATCTAGTCCATCTAATCCCCTATTAGATGGACTAGATTTTTAAGCCATTTTTTTTTAGTTAGAGCCACAATATCTGGCTCTAATCCATCTGTACGTAGGGCACACCATATTCATCAGCAATTTCTGCCAGAATATGTGTTGCACGGCCCCGTTCATCTTCCATGTCCATCTGTCCCAAATATTCCCAGACACGTTTCCTAATCTCTTCTGCTGGGGCACCAGTTTCTTCGATGAGGGACGCAATCTCTTGCTCGGTCGCATTGCAACCCTCGATGTACTTTTTCCACCATGCGTAATCTTCCTGATCCATGTGGTATTGACCATCATATGAAGGATTAACCCCACAATTTCCGAGCAGGTCAAGAGTCCACTCGATGTTGGAGTCGATGATTGTCAAGTCTTCTTTTTTTTGGGTTTCATTGATAATGACGTTCATATTCTTCTCCTTTTTTAAAGTTTTTATCTTTTATTTCATTAGCATCACATATACTATAAGTCCGTACTTGACATATGTCAAGTACTATTTCAAAAAAAAAGAGAATTTTTTGTGCTGATTCCAAGCCGTTATTGACCTCATCGTCTTACACAAGGCAGTTTTGCCCAATAAAAAAAGTTATTATTTTTATGAGTTGAGCATGGGGGTGAGTTAAAAGACGGTTTTTATTTTGGGGATTTCCCCAAATTTCTTTTGACTATATTCTTCTGCCTTAACAACGGCATAACGGAGGGTGTCAACCAAGTGGTCATCTTGCCCGGACTTAGGAACAAAACTGTTATCTCCCTTGGAGACATAGTTCTCCATTTCGTCGATGACTTTCACGCAGGAATCGCATACGAGTAGTGCAGGGGTTCCTGTAAGCTTGTCAAGCTCAAGCCTTCTTCTGACAATTTCAAAGCCAAGTTGTAGAGTTTTTTTTGCTGGTTCGCAATATACATCAAAGTTTTCGAGTTCAAATCGCTCCTGGAATGCATGGTCAGAAACCGTGTCGTCACTGTTTCGGCACAGAACATCCTTCTCTATGCGCTTCATTTCCTCTGCCATCTCCCTCAGTGTGACTTCCTGCTGCTTCCATTCGGCAAGCACATAAGCAACATCATTATCGTCTAATCCAATCCATATACATGCCTTGTTACGCCCGAAATCTAATCCCCTGATGATAGTGCGGCATCTCTCAATAATACTTCGTGAGAATGGAATGACATGCGTTCTGTCGGAAAACTTTCGGTATATCCTCCCTGTAAGTTGCCCCCATTTGCCATATACTCTGTACCTCCTCTCATCTTCAGAGTATAATGCGATCAATTGTTCCCGTTGATCGTCAGGCAAGTAGATGTTATCATACAGGGTAATTGTGGTTGCGAAAATTTGGGGAGAGGGGCTTTTGAATAACTCATGGTATATCCAAGTTTTTCCCATTAAGGGGGTCATGGAAAGGATTATTTGTCCTTGCGTCATGGTTGTTCTTGCAACACATGAGGTATAAACCGGCTTGTCTTTAATTTCTTCATCTGCCCAGATAAGGTTGACCTGTGCCCCTTCAAACTTCCGGAAACCGGAATCACATGATTTGAATACAACTTCGGAACCGTTTATATGCCGCAATGAATGTGCTATTCCCTTCCCTTTTGCTGCCCAATTCACACCTTCAATTTCAGACGGATGCAAGTACTTCGTTATTTTGTCATAACAGATCTTACTCATTTCAAACGTTGTTGCAACCGCCCATATTAAGGTGTTTGGATTGTTTCGCATAAAATCGGAAACATAAGCACCGGCTGTTTCAGATTTTCCGCTTTGATTGGCTCCAACAAGTAATTTTATTTTTGCGTCTGATGCCCACCATTGTTCAACTCTCTGGCATGATGGGGAGAACTGAGGCGGTTGAAATTCGGATGGGAGGATGGCTGTACTATCTAATTGATTTCGCAACTCTTCTCGAAACTTTTTCCATGCGGCAAGTGACATCTACCCAGTAAGACTCTCAAGCTTGTTCGTGTAATCGTCAATCACGGAAATTTGTTGTTCCGTAATGATCTGCATCAACCTATCAATGTCATCCTTACTATGGTTACTGCCCTGCAACTTGGCCTTAACGATCTCTAATGCCTCTTTCGCATTCCTAGCTGACCTATGGGGGGCCTGCTTTAGGAGAGATTCGTTGACCCATACAGCCTTTCGAGTTTGCTCCAATAACCATGCAAAGTGTTCCCGTTTGGGGATGTCACTATCTGATTCAATCTTGAGTAAGCGAATAAGTTTTCGTAGTATGGCCGTGCTATCATTTAGTGTCGCGTCCAACGAAGAAATATTTTTCTCATACCGTAGACGCCACTTGTCCTTGCCACACCAACCACGCAAGGTGTTTTCATTGATTCCTGTTATTCGGCTTAACTCACTTATTTCAGTGATCCCCTCATTAATATACAAGAACCCAGCATAATTACGCAAGCTAGTTACTTTCGCTTTTTGCATTATTATTAATGCTTACCCCTCTAACCACATATTCAATATGCATATTAGCAAAAACCAACATGCTATGAATAATATATTGTCTGAGATTATTTCAAAAAGTGCTTCTAGTATCATGCTGATATCCGACAGGATTTGAGACAGGGATAGTAATAACGATGTTCCCCTGCGAGACAACTGCCTTGGCATACAATTCTGACTTTTTGTCTAACTCGTATGTTCGCACATAGTCAAGCGGCAATTTGATCCTCAAATCCTCTCTAGTATGCTTTGATTGGATAACTTTTATTTCTTTCATGTGTACAATATAGTACATAGTACTTTTTTTGTCAACAATGACTTGACAATAATTGTAATCCTATTATTATAGTATTACCGTATCTTATGTTACATACCGATCACAACTTTTCATTTCATTATTATCTCATTTTGATCATACAGCAGCATAGAGGCCATAGGTGGAACCCGTGATGGCCGCCTACACATACGCATAGGATACGGAGCTATGCTGCTAACGCCTATGCAAAAAAAACTTACAATCCTAGCAACCGCAGCCCTCTTGGGCTTCTTAGCTTCTGGCATTTTTCTGTTGCAAAAAAATAATAACGCCCAGGTCAATCAGGAAACTATAGCGCTAAGGAATGCGCTAGAACAAGAAGAACTTCGCAGTGACATTGCTTTCGTATCCTGGAAAGCATCATTCTACAAGGGCTGTTCTGTCGCTATTGTTGCGATTGCAGCTATAGCTGCAATACTGCTGGCTTCTGCTTATTCGCTTAAAATTTTTCGCGAGAGTCAAATTATTACTCAAAAGATCGGGCAGTACTCAGAAATTTCAATGCATCGTAAGCTTGCAGCCCAACCTGAGATGATACAGCTTACAGCCGGTATGATACAGGCAGAGGCGTTGAGGATCGAAAATCCAGAGAAATTTACACAATTCGCCAAGAACTTTTTATCCGCGATTGATCTCAAAAGCTTACAACAATCTCAATTACCTGCATTGTCACCGGCAGAAGATACGTATAAGCGAGAATTCAGACCCCCTACTTTCCGCGAAGTCCTTGATAATGGGCTAGTTGGCAAGGGGAAAGATCTCTTGATAGGCTTTAAGACTGATGGGAGTCAATTGAGAAGCACGCTTGAGGATAACTATAGCACTGTGGTCATTGGGACTCCTGGGTCCGGAAAAACAAGTGGGGAGGCGTATAGCATCGCACAGGCGCTAATAGCTTATATGCCAAGGTATACAATCCTTGATCCTCATTACCCGGACAAACGCCGCGAAAGTCTTGTTGATAGGCTCGGCAAGCTCGCGGAACTTCCAACTTTTCGGGTGTACAATAACCCTGCTGTCGTTGGCGACGTTGTACGAGAATTGGACGCAAAATTTGAGGCTCACAAAGAAGATGGGGATGGAGACACCCCCCATATTATCGTAGTAGATGAGCATCAGCTTTGGAAATCAAGTAGTAATGGTGGGCCGGAATTGCTAAAGTTTGAAGAGAAGATGATCTTTGAGGGGCGGAAGTTCGGGTGGTACTTACACATAACTAGCAAAAGTCCTCTCGCGCAAGATTTTGGCAGTAGCGCCATACGTGACAACTTCGTGACCTCATTAATGTATCGCGCCAAGAGACATCAGGCAAGGACATTCTACAAGGACAACGAGGTGACGGAATTAATCTCTCAGTGTAAGAAGCCTGGACAGGCGGTCTACATGGATATTGAGAGTAACGCCCATGTAGTCTCAATCCCTTATTGCACTATAGAGGATATGGATGTGGTGTACAAGCAAGTCGCCAACGGGAGGCCCGCTGGACAAATGCACCCGATTAGCAAAATTCCAAGTAGACCAAATGATGCGAACGGAACGGAAAGTGCAAAAGATAAAATGCATAGATTAGGGTTGACCCAAGAAGCTTTAGCAGGGAAAGCGAACGTTGAGGCATGGAAGGTCAAAAAATGGATGTCTGGCAATCAGACGACTCCAAAATCAATGACCGACGCAGAATTAGCACGCCTCAATGCTATCCTTAGAGGTAATGTTGTTCCACTAAAACCGATCCCGGTGAAGAATTTGGGAGAGAACTGAACTGAGTGCATACATTTTGACAATTTGCAGTATGTACTAAACGAAACTGAACCGGTGAACCGTGCTTAATGAAGGCAGAACTGAGGACATAGGCAAAAGTTCAGTTCTTTTTTTTGAACCATGGCACTATAGTTTTTTATTGATTTTTAGGATAAAATGTTGACGGCTATATAAAGCTATAGTACTTTTATTTTGAATTAACTCAATGATTACTAACAGACACAAGAGGAGAATACATATGGACAGATGGGACAAGGTACTTTTCGCATTCTGCATTATATTCACAATCATTATGCTTCTGATTACGGGGTGTACTCCGTATTCTGCAACTAAGAGTAACATTCCACACCAAATACACAATCCAGAACTTATAACTTTATGCCGTTGGGGGGAATCCGTATGAAGAGTTATCAAATCGGTATTGATATTGGGACGACATGCATGAAAGTGTCATACTATGAGGACGGGTTAAAAAATCCCTCAGTATGGCAACTACCATCATTCTTTTTTCCGTGTGACACGGAAGAGAGGTTTGCTCGGCTCAGATTGACAGAGCCGAAATCATACTCTGGCATTGTAGGCGCAGATGTGCGCCTACATGACCGATATAATGTTACACGACAGGAAGACCTCTATGGAAGCAAGAAGCATTTGCTGGGGGTATTCTACGCCATAGGCCATTCATTGGATTGTATGATGGCGAAAGAACAATGCACGGTGTCACTTGGGCTTGCAATTCCAGCAGGCCACATGGGGAAAGCAGATGAGTTGATTAAGATGCTACAGGGGAAAAAAATCAATTCCGTGCAAGTCAATGAGGGGATAGCGCGTCAAGTCATTATAGATAGAGTCCACATCGTTCCACAAGGGACGTGTGTACTTTTTGACCAAGTATTCCAGCGTAAGAATACACTGACCGGGAAACGTGGAGTAGAATTACTTGAGAATGGAAGCATTACTACGATGGTATTGGGTTCAAACTCAATTGAGTTAGCGCATTTCCGAGGGGATTTTCGCAAGGTCTCAGCGGAGAGCATCTTTCGTGGAGTGTTGGAGATAGCACCAGAGTTAGGCACATATGCACATTCAAAGTGTGGGTTTCAGCCCACACAGTACCAAATTATCAACAGTATCCTCTGTAAGAAGCAACTGGAGGGAGTAAACTTTGAGCATATCAACCGGAGACTCGTCCACGCTTTCATGCATGATGCGGAGATTAAGAGCGGAGTAGGGTTCTTCTTGCGAAATGCGAAGAAAGAACCTGGAAAACGTGGAAATTTGATTTTAGGAGGCGGCCCGTGCCTATACGGGATTGATCCTCTTGAGAAACAATTTGCTGAGATCTTCTCAAAAGTCAAGGTTGCTGCGGATGACCGCAATAAACCAGAACCGCATCTGTCTGTTATTAGAGGTTTGGCAAAATACATAGAAATTAAGCAACAATGAGGAGGAAGTATCATGAAAATGACGGTGGAGGATATTAAAAAACAACTACAGCAGTACCCGCCTGAGATGCAGATCGTAGGCATTGAATTTGGCGATTGTGGACGTAGGTTTCTTACCTCTGAACCCATTATTGTCCTCAATAACCGCGATGCCTTTGATGACATCGAATTTGAGTCATATAGCCAGAGGGATTTTGATCAATCATTCTTGACGATCCAATGACAAGGAGGGAGTGTATGGAGACTAAAATAGACATTAACCCGGTAGCGGACATCTTCCCGATGATGACGGAGGATGAACTTGACGGACTAAAGGCAGATATCAAAGCGAATGGACTGCTGGAGCCTGTGTGGCTGCATCCGGACGGTAGCATAATCGACGGGAGAAATAGGTATAAAGCATGTACAGAGTTAGGTATAGATCCGAAATTCCGCACATGGGACGGTACCGGATCACTCGTGCAATTCGTAATTTCCCTCAACCTACATAGACGCCATCTGACCGCAATGCAAAAGGCAGTAGTCGCAGCAGAAGCCCTTCCTTTCGCGGAGGCAGAAGCCAAACAACGCCAACAAGCAGCCGGAAAGGAGACACATGGACACAGAGGTCAGAAACAGCTTGAGGAAAATTTTCCTCAAGCTGTTTCTCCTCATGAGATAAATAAAAATCCTACGAAGGATGTTGTCAAACGAAAGGCGCAAGCAAGGGTAGTTGTGGCTAAGGCTGTAGGGGTGAATGAACGGTATGTCCAGGATGTGAAGAAATACAAGAAGGACGCGCCTGATGTGTATGATGCCATAAAGTCAGGCAAACTCAATGGCAACCAAGCCAAACAAATCGCACAATTAAGCAAAGAAACACGTAATGAGGTCTTTGAGCAGCGAAAGATAAACCCCAATGGAGATTTGAAAAAGATTATAAAAGGAGTAACCAAAGCCAAAAGAAAAGCACTAGTCTCGAATGCTGTGAAAGTGAATCACTGTCATAATGTTTCCTCAAGAGGGATTACTCTTATTAATGGGGATTTCTCTGATGAGGTTAAAGGTGTCAAAGATGCATCAATAGATTTAATCCTGACAGATCCTCCATACAATATTTCTAAAAAAAGGATATTCACTAGGGATAACAATTCAGACATCGACAAGGATTTTGGTGGTGGAGAATGGGACAATCAATCTTTTGAAGATTTTGTAAAGTGCATATCGACTTGGGTTTCTGAGAGCGAAAGAATTCTGGTGCCTGGGGGGAGTGCATATTTTTTTACCTCGCACCTGTACCTATCGTTTTTTACCCAAATTATAAACAAAACTAATGGGTTAACTTTTCGCGAGGTACTCCTATGGTGCAAGACAAATCCCCCTCCTCAATTCATGAAACATACCTACCGCCCGTGTGTTGAATATATCATTTTTTTCACCAAAGATGGTGGTGACCACACATTCAACTGGCAAGGAGATAAACAAGAAATGCTACAATACCGCCTTTCACCAATATGTGGGAGAAGTGAAAGGGTTAAATTGATAGATGGTCAAACCTTGCATCCGACACAAAAGCCAGAAGCCTTAATCCGGTACCTTATTGAGATAAGTAGTAATCATAGTGATACCATCTTTGATGGATTCATGGGGGTTGGAACAACTATGGCGGTTTCAAAAAAGACTGGAAGGAGAGGGATAGGGATAGAACAAAACAAAGTGTATTACAATGCTGCCGTCAAGAGGATAGATGAGATCGTGAATGAGTAGGCATGAACAAAAGGAATCTTTAATAGGTATCTTTGGAGAACAAGATATTGAAAAGTGTATGGGACAAATTGGCAATCACGGAAACATTTATAATGCCCTCAAATTTTGGCTTTCTTCTTCAGACTGGAGCTATTTTAATAATTGTTTTGACCGTGGAATTCGCATAACAGATATTGATGGAATTGTCGAGACACAAGGGTATTTCCTTGTGTTAGAGGTAAAGGAACCAGGAAAGGCTCTCCCTAAAGGGCAGCGTATAATGTTTGAGGCATTATGTAGTATTAAGCGATTTACGATCATCATAATATGGGGGACGGTAGAAACTCCTGAAAGGTTCCAAATATGGGACTACAGGGGAACCCCATTAAAAGATTTTCATGGTGATCAGGCAACTCTCTCAAAGCTACAAGAAGTTGTTAGCCGATGGTTCCGGTGCTATGACAAGAAATAATCAAAAATAAAGAACACAAAACTTGTGAATGGGGAAAAGATGAAGAATATACAGGTGTGGTTAGACCAAAATGACGTAGACGATAGGAGGAGGATTGAGTATCGCAACAAGTTGAGGCATAAGTATGGAACGCATACGAATGCCTACCGGGCAATGCTTGATCATTTTGAAGCACACGACAATAGTGGAGACAATGTGCTGAAACGTATTGAGAAAAGCGTGAAGGCATTGGAGGCTAAGCTTGATGAATTAGTAACAGAATTCAACACCCTCACAAACGGGTTTGACACGGGAGGTAGCACACCACGCGAAGCAGTTGACATTCAACAGGATGAGGTGGAAGAGGACTTTAGTTCATGGGGCATTTGAAGGTCGCCTTCCCCCCTGCAACATAAGCTTGGTGTACTCACGTCTTAAATCTTCTGTCAATTCTCGAATATGTTCATTTAACAGCCGCCTTTCCGGCGAGAACAGGCGGCTATAGTTCAATTTCCTGACGACATCTAGCAATTCATCTCTCGCTGTCATTTTCTCCCTCCTTTATACAACCAAGCTCTTGCGCCTTAGTTACAAGTGTTTTCCGCAATGTTCTGGCAGTATCAAGAGTTAGATCAGGATCTAACTCTGCCAGCGTTTCAATCGACTGGTCGATCCACCAATCAATAGGCTCGCAAGTGCAGCCTACGCGGAGGGACTCACCGCCTTGGAAATGTACGTGGTACCCATCTACTTCCATGATGCAATCACTCTCAGGGAGTCCTGCCCCTCTGAGATCTGCCATCTCCAGATTTGACCATAGCGAATTCGCCTCTCTAAGGTCTGCATTTCTGAGATTTGCCTCTCGGAGGTCTGCTCCTCGGAGGTCTGCACCCCTGAGGTCTGCTTTCCATAGGTCTGCACCCCTGAGGTCTGCTCCTCGGAGATCTGCCTCTATGAGGTATGCTCCTCTTAGATCTGCCGCTCGGAGGTCTGCTCCTCGGAGGTCTGCACCCCTGAGGTCTGCTTTCCATAGGTCTGCACCTCTGAGGTCTGCTCCTCGGAGGTCTGCCGCTATGAGGTCTACCCCTTGCAGATCTGCTTCTTGCAGATCTGCAAACTGTAGGGCAATATCATCCGGGTTCTGTCGCCGCCACTGGTTCCAAATTGCAGCGCCTTGCTTCAATATCTTACATTGTTTTGGATTTGCCATATTATTCCCTCTTGCTTGTTACTTTCCACAGCGAAAATTATAATTTGCCGCAGATTTCAAAACCTCATTCGCGGCCGCTTCCCATTCCGTATCTCCGCGATAATACTCATAAGTATTACCGTGGACACGATTCATATTCACTTTCGGTTGGATTTCATACCAACCGCATTCAGGGCATTCCGAAGGATGGATTTGACTTTTAAATCCATGACCACAACCACTTTTCCCATTGCATTTCCAAATGTTTCTACCTGCTCTCATGATTACTCTCCTTTGCTTTGGTTAATATTTCTTCCGTCACACACCCTTGTTTACAAAAACCATTTTCCCGCCGTTAAAACAGCGGGAATCGTGTACTGGCGGCAAATATTCCCTGCCCCCAAATTCCACATATTTTTCATGTAGCCTCAACTCAGAGGCTACATCCCTCGGCACTTCAAATAGATCACTCGTGTTATCAAGGGCAGCACTACGCCCCTGAACCCATACTCCAAAATCAAATGTGGCAATATGGCAGCCCATGCCACAAGTCGTGAAGGCTTTTGCGGCTTCAATTCTTTTCAATGCTTCTTCCCTTTCAATATACATACTCTTTCCATCTGGGAGTGTACAGTGTACACTCCCAGATGGCTCCTATTTCTTTTTAAACGGATTAATGGAACGGATTAATGGATTTGATCATTTTTGTCTCTCGGAGGTCTGCTCATCTTAGATTATTGCGACCATCTGTCGAACCAATCCTGGACGATAGTCTCTCTTTTTTTTCGTTCCACGCGTGCTTCCTCTATCATTTGAGGTAATTCTACCTCAATAGACTCTGCGATCTTGTCCATGAGTTCAAAGTTCAACCCTTTGTTGTTTTTCTGCCATGCTAAATTTTCTTGCATTAATCTTTCTGATTTTTCCATTTTTTCTTCTCCTTTTTAAGTTTTTATCTTTTATTTCATTAGCATCACATATACTATAAGTCCGTACTTGACATTTGTCAAGTACTATTTCAAAAAAAAAGAGAATTTTTTACTCTCGCATTAACACGTAAGATCCATCTTTAAGCTGTATCAGGTCGTTTTCAGTTAGCTTTGAATTATTTTTTTTTATACTGTAATACGTATGGAATGTTTTATGGCATCGCGCACACAATGCATAACAATCCATAACCTCATTCTTGAAATCGCCTCTATGACGATAACTCCTGTGATGTAAATGTTTCGCGTCACGATTGCATAAGGCACATCGACCCTGTTCGCGAATCCAGACGAATTCTTTCAACCGTTTCCAGTGTGCTGTCCGCTGATATTTGGCGTATGGCAGCGCCAATAACTCTTCTCTAGTCATACGGCCTCCTTCACCATTGCCGCCATGCGAGGGGCCATAAATAATGACTTTGCCCCATTGCCGCCGGTGACGTTCAAGTCATACATCATATTCTCCACCTCCACGACTCAGTGGTTTTCTTTTCAGCACTGGCGATAGCTTCTTCCGGAGAATCTCCAGCACCGAAATGTTTTGAGATGATACCGTTGTATGCTATTGGCGCGATATAGCCAATAATTCCACGCACCTTCTGTGGTTTCCCAATCACCCACACATGTTCACAATGCCTCATGTCATTCCCTCCCCAGACTTCTCATTTTAGCCTCTAATACGTTTTGTGGCGACACCCACCCACCCGGTTTAATGATCACATACGGACGCTTAGGATCAAACCTGGGGCGTTTATCCGGCCAGAGTTTTTCCATATTTGAATTATGAATAATCCCAAACAGATTATCAAGCCCATGATTGCCTATAATGGACATCAAATACACACAACACCCCTGCAATATTGAGATGCTTGCCCTTAATTGCATGTCATACTCATTATTTTGAAGGAAAGCCTTAATTGGTTGCTTGATTAGCAACCTCCCCCAATCAAAAAAAGTATACTGGTAGCGCTGAAAGTCACAATAGTACGTTAGGGTGTCAAGGCTGTCAAAACATTGCATCGGGCCTAACGACAACACGCCAAGTTCAAGCAAGTTACCATACGCCAAATACGAAATATCAAGAATTTCCCGCACAACATTAACCATATCATCAATCTGAGTTGATGCAAGTTCATTGGCTTCTGCCATAAAAAGTTCATTGCGTTCCATCCTTCTTTTGAGGTTACTCATCATCCACCTCAGCGCTGATACCATCAATGATCAATGCGTTAATTAATACACGTAAAGTCCCCTCCGGCAGTACTTGCCTTAATAGTTCCGCTATAGCGACTGCATTGATCCGGCATAGTTCATTACAAAGCGGCTGCGTATCAACAATAGGGTGTCCCCCATATATTTCAAATGAGTTGTCGTTCCCATCATTCTTACACCAGACCTCAATCCTTATCATCCCTTGCCCTCCCTCAAAGTTATGTGGATGGTCTGCTTAGACCATCCAGGCTTGTTCTTTCCACGGGCCTCATACTTCGTCAATCTTCTTATCGGCCCTTTGTACTCAATCTTTACGCGCTTGCTTCTAGCTATAGACGCTGAGAAGTCTACCAATTCTTGCGCGTCCCCTCTCAGCGTAGCGACAATCATAATTTGTAGGGATCTCCAACCTCGCAGCATCTCACCTTATCAATGTTGTTCCAATAAGGCGGCTGTGTGCGAACCATGCGCAGCCCATTTTCATCTGGCAGCCAACGCATAGCCTTCCCATCGCGGATAAAACACCAGGCGTTATTTGTCTTATTAACCTCAACTCCTTCAATTCTTCCAAAACCTCTATGTCTTTTTAACCCTATTCCAGGTACCCTTTTTAACAACTGTCTAATTCGCGATGCATTCCCATATGCATAGGCAACAAGATGGGTAATGTGTAATATCTGTATTTTGAAATTCCAATCCCGAAACGTGCCGGATTTTAGGTTTATATTCCCCTTCGCATACTCGATTCCTTTTGTTTCTGTTTTCTTCCTAAACGATCTAAAATCTTCAATAATTCCTTCGCCACCACCCATAACAAACAATGCAGAGGCGCACCAAACATTATGGCCTCTTATCTTCCTTGATGCTAACGGCAATCGAAATTCAATAGGTCTTTCATTCCTGCCAAGGTATGCCCCACCTCCTTGTAGTGGAGCTAACGTCCAGGCAATAATGGAATCAAGATGCGGTTGACAATACATGTCAAAGCATGTCCCCGCACCAACGTCTAATTTAAAAATAATTTCAAGGGGAGAAATGCCAGTGCTCATAAATTGTCCCTCCATTTTTCATTAACATATCCTTTTGGGGGATGTTCGTGTTTCCGAAAAACAAACAACTCGTCTCCCCTAGCGGCTTCTACTTGCTTCCACCAAGTCTTTTGGGACATCATCCCGTCCATATAGATGTCCCACTCGCCCTTAGTACCGTTGCGATTGTGCCATGCTCTAATACATTTCGCTATTGCAGGGTTGTAATCACTGTACATACTATGTCTCTCTAAAGGCGTCCCGTTCTGAGGGATAAATGGCGTCCATTTGATGCGCAATGAAATCCGTTTTTTACCTCCTACACTAACGATTTCATCCAGTACATGGAACCATTCATCGAGATCCCCCACCTTTTCCCATTGATGTCCAAACATCTGAAAGATCTTAAAATTATGAAAACCATTGCTAACAGCGCTCTGAAAGAATGAAATAATTTTTGCATTAGAAATGGGCTTATTCACTCTTTTTCGAGTAATTTCAGTTAATCCATCTATCCCGACCCTTATTAGCTGCCCCCGATCAATATCCTGACACGCCGGGGAAAATGTATCGATACGGTAACTGCCAAATCGCTGCCTAAAGCCCAATGACTTAGCATAGTCAAGAATCTCTTTGTAATAAGGGTAACTCGCCCCATCTGGGGCAAAGAACGTAACATTTTTAGCTTTAAGTCTGTCGCACTTCGATAAAGCTAATTTCACAGTTTCAAACGATCGCCAACGATACGGCATTGAATTCCCTAGTTCGCAGTAGTAACATGAGAACGGACAGCCTCTTGCTATCTCAATATACCATGAGGCTGAAAGTTCATCCTTCCGATTAAGATACGGCTCAACTTCGCTATTAATGTCATCATAGTTAGATTGTGGGAGAGGGTCCCCTTTTTTCCATATCTTTGGAACGATGGTGCCTGACAGCCCCAGAAGAGCGTCGTCTTGCAACTGTACTTTTAGCTTGGACAATACATTAACCACCCAGGATTCACCATCGCCAACGCAAATAGCATCAGAGAAGGGAATAAGGGGACGTGGATTGCTATATGTCACATGACCTCCGACTAAACGTATCCTACCCCTTTTGGGCATATTGCATAATATTGTGAAATCGTTTTGATGATGAACGCTCACTAACTCGACATCATACCCAAAACGATTAGAGTTATATGGCAAAACATCAACAGGATAGCCTTTTTTTTCGAGCGCCCGTCTGACGTAAAATGCCCCTATGGAACCTCTGTATTCATAATTAGAAGTCGCCTCAATTAGACAAATTCGCATAATCAATAAACCCCTCTTCGATCTCTTGTTTTGACGGCAGGAGGTAGCACAATAGCTGGTAACGATGAGAATACATCCATCCTTTTATGAAAGACTCAAGCCTGATAATGTAGCTAAGCTCTTGCCCCTCAACGCATTTCATTGTCATATCTTCCCCGGCCAGGAAATTTCGTGAGACCCCTTTTGCTTGCGCTTCTCTTAGTATGCTCCATATCCAGCGATTTTCTTCTGGGCATACCATGTATGCTAGATTGTCATTGAATGCCCATGCGCCAAAAGCTTCTATGTTTATAGGAGCCCTTAGCGATCCATGCTTTTTGTACGATGTTGTTACATACCCCCCCCAACACGCACCTTGGCTCCCAACGAAGAGTTTTTTGCGGATGCCAGCTTTATCCAATTCCTCAAACCTGTTGCCATCACACCACCAGCAAGACATGGATTCAGGTTTTTTCCTGATTTTTTTTGGGGAGCCGTCTTCGTTTGCCCCGAAATATCCGCCCTTAAATGCGATATAAGCATCGAGGCTTATCCTATTAGAATATGGGGCTATCAATCTATCCGTATCCCCAAAAGAACTTGTTATTACACTTTTACGTGGAATTGTTTCACAATATTCACCAGTCACGCAACAAACACCATGTTCTGTTGCGTGACTGGTGAGTCCAGAAATCCATCCATGAGGGAAGGCTGATGCTACCAAATTAATCATATGCATGGTTCTGCTCCAATCTTATTGATGTATGCTAGAATAGTCTTTTTATTAGAAGAGAGGTATGTCAGATACGGTTCAGGGTACAGTACTAGCGCCCTTTTTGTTATGTCAGAATACTGAATTTCAAGGAGGCCATGCCCTCGATGTTTTTTCCCTCCAAACCTCCCCTTGGCTTTCATGATTTGTAAGGCGAGATCTAAAGCGCCCTTTTCCACTTCAGTTATGTGGGGACTTACATTGATCCCCCCCTCTAGAATACTTCCCTCTTTCAATACCTCCGTATTGACTAACATTGAAGTATTCCCGTCATCACTCGACTGCTCTTTAGCAGTCGACTTATTTATTCTGCCTTCGTACGTGTCATGGCGTGTGCTAAAACGCCAATCAAACAACTCCTGAACGGGGATAGAACCATTCCCCCACTCAACACACTCTGGCCTGAGATCGTATATGTATAACCTGCCTTCCAATGGAGCCTTGGCGACGCCCCCCAGCAACGAAAAGAAAGGAAACATATCACGGAGCTCTCTTACCCCATCGCTTCTAACTGCACCTGCCGCTGCTCCCTGCAACTTTTGGACAAACCGCTTAGGGATAGCGCCATCTGCCATGATTCCTCCGCTAAATAAAAAATGGTGAAACCATATTGCGTACTGAGGCTTACTCATATCAAGCCTAAAGCCCAAAAAATTCAAAAAATGTTCCGCTAACGCATTTCTTAGCCCATGACCAACAGCATTAGCTGAATAATACGGCAGACGCACCCCTCCTCCCACACTGCCACGCCTAAACAAGATACTATTCCCGGCCTTAACGTCGTCACCGTGACTTAATGCTTGTGATACATAGGCTCTAATGTTCACGTCGAATGGTGGGCGTCTATGGATGGGTTTGAATTTTAGTTGAGGGGAAACATAGGCGTCTAGTACGGAATCAATTAAAGAATCGCGATCTTCTGTACTCAAGGCTAAGGCAATAATAATTTTCGGTTGTTCGTTACACCAGACTTTCAGTTCATTCGCACTCCCACTTGCTGAAGCCTTAATTAAGGCTTCAGCTTTCGTATGTGGAGAGTTCAGTAACTCTGAAAACCTGTTTCCGAGTGCTAGCAGATTTCCCTCTGAGGAAGCCACTATAAGGCGAGAAACATAAAGGTCGTGCGCCTCATACTTCGATTTCTTTTGAAAAACTTGTTCATGCTTAATTACATCTTGCAGGAAATTTAAAAAATTAACTATATCCTTTTTCTTCATAATGTCATTCCCCCTTTTTCTTTAGGCGGCACCGCATTGTTAGGAAAGCTCTATGCGTCCTTCCTTCAGGACAAATACCGGATGCTGCCTGTTTCTTCTCAAATTCTGTCCACGCCTTATGTTCAACGGAATTCCTGCCCTGTTTTCTCGTCTCTATCCGCAAAATCGCACGATCTAAATCATAGAGAGAAAAACGCCACGCCTTAAATTTAAGGTTGCCTTTGCGATAACTTATCTTTCTGCCAGCTAGCCAACCTTTTTGTACCCAAACGTAAACAGTTTTGATGTCCACGTTCATTAACTCCGCGATGTTTCTTGTGCCTAGTTTTCGCTTCAAGAAATCTTTCGGATAGGTCTCTCTCCAATGTCTGCTCCAGAAAAGGTCCCTTGAGGTTGCTACATTGCTGATGCTAGATGCCATCGCATCAGCAATCCCTTGTTCATACGCATTCATTTCTGTTCTCCATACCATCCTTCCTGGCTCCCTTCCGGGTTGAGGCTCCCAGAGTTGACCTCCCCTCACGGTTCAGTCTCCACAGGTCATCGCCTGTCGGGCTTCGTTGTCATCCGGGCTTCCCACCCCGTATGGCAGTACCATACGACGCAGGCCGGATTAGGAAACATATGGCAGTACATATGGTAGAATCAAAGAACTCTTCGTTCTACAGTAACATAAGCGACTTCGTGTCGCACCCTAACCCCCGGCTTCACGTGGCATGACCGCGCCACACCGGACTGAATCCAACCAACTAACCTGACGCGGCGGGCTTTGCTCTGCTTCATGCGCATTGTTATGAGCAAAGAGATTCCCTTGTTTCGCCGCATCCTGAATACGTCTTTCTGCTACTTTAAAAATATCTTCATCAATTTCACATCCGATAAAATCTCTTCCAAGTCTGACACACGCGACGCCCGTCGTGCCGCTACCCGTAAAAGGGTCAAAGATAACATCCCCTTCTTGAGTATAATTTACCAGAATCCATGTCATTAATTTAAGGGGCTTCTGTGTTGCATGTACCCTTTTTTCTTCCTTCCCGATTAACCCGTTATATTCGCACGTTACCTTTTTAATTGAGTTTCTTTTGATGTTTGTCCAGGCGAGTTCCATGTCTCCGAATGTGGGCATTGTATTAAGCTTATCCCATGCGATCCAATGGGTTCCAACTGGTAACAAATCAGAAAAAAAATTCCCCCCAAAAATTATTTGAATTTTAGCGACTCTCAGCATTTCTTTGAAATGTTCAGCAGTAGGGCGTTTTGAGTCCCAACTACCCCGGTAAGACTTCCTTTTGATTTTACGCCCTGTTTTCCCTCCAAATGGTTGCGCTCCACCAAAACCCTTGTCTCGGTTAATCCCATAAGGTGGGTCTGTTACGATAGCGAACACGCTGTTTTTTTGCATGGTTCGCATAAATTCAAGGCAGTCTATATTGTGGAGTTCAACCATTCTCTCAAGTCCTCCTCTCAAGTCCTCATAACGCCGCGTTTCAGGTGCGCCAACCTGCCATTGATAGCGGGCACGAAACGTGACACAACCACAAAACCTTACCGGAAAGACAATGATAAATTCGCCTGCGGGTTGGCGTCACCTGCAAACGCATTGTTATGACCTTTGACGTTGACCTTATAGTCTTTCCAGGCGACTGATTTAAAAATCGCCTTATGATTCACCCACCGTGCAAACTTCTTTTGCTCCTTCGTTGGGTCAGTATTCGTGTCAAAATCTCGATACGGTTGAGCGAAGACTTGAAGATATAGTCCCTTTAAGGCTTTGACCCGTTCTAAAGCCTCTTGTACGTCTTTCACAAGGCAATAGACAAAAATATTTGCCGGGTTCGCGTTATACCATCGGAGCAACGTCACAGCCTTTTGAATCTCTGGCAACTGTGATAACGTATCGCATGACAGACGAATATACCGAATCCATCTCAATTTTGAGAGCAAATGAGCAACCTGATCGTCAATGAGTCTCGCGTCAAGTCCCTGGTTAAAATCCACTTTGACGCCTAACTTCGCAAGCTTTTCAATTTGTTGTATGCCATGCTCTGAGGCTAAAATATTATTATCCATCAAGACAACGTCCTGATGTCTCAAAAATTCGTTAACGTCTGCATGTTTCCGAATATCGCCCTCTTTATCCGGCACAATACACCATTGACAATGACGTGGACAGCCTCGCGTAACAAACCCGACAGAATAGTTGACATCATACAAGCTGTAATCAGGGCATATATGCTCAATCTCTTCTGGCAACGTATGAAACAATTTATAGCCCGTTCCGCCTTTCTCAACGTTGCCAATAAGCTCTAAATCCTCTGGCGTGAAGGTGAAAACCTTTGACGAATAGACTGTATCAAAGCATGATGCAAACAGCGGATCGTACAGCTTTACTATGTCCCCTTTTGCCTTATGCCACGCTGACAACTTCATCAAGGCTAAATTTGGAAAGCGTGTTTTGTCTGCGTCATGAATGCCTATTCTCACGTTCTCGCCTCCACTTCCTGAAACTGTCTATATCTAGACATTTTGCCTGTTTTTACTCTTTACCTCACCTGTCTGACACTACCCGATCCATTAACCCCAGGGCCACGACTTCTTTATACGCCAATTTTTATACTTTTTGCTGTTTATCCCAAACGCCACCTGCTGCCTTGATCGCTTTGCCTACTTCAACTTCACCATATTCGACTTTCAATGATAAGTGTTTGTTGGGATGGATCTGGTGCTGACTTAGATCCCCATCAAATAAGCTGGGGTAAACTTCCTGTAGTTTCTCCCCTAATTTGGTATAAATCCGTTCAAGCACCTGTGGCGTGAACCTATACAGGAGCCAACTGATAATCTCATCGACACATGGAACATCAGCATTATCAGAGATGCCCCAATACATTGCAATTGCCTTTTCAATAGCTTCTCCAGACGTTTTGCAGGCGTTAATTGACTTTAGCGCCCCAATCTTCCACCGGGGCAATCTGATCTCAGTACACCGCGCATTAAGCCTACCGTTGGACATCTTCTTTATAAATTCAATATTGTTGGTAAGTCGCATATTCCCCTCCTTCTGCCGTATGACAGCGCTTGAATTATTGTTAGAATTATAATAGTGCTTTTTCTGTTTTCTGTAAAGCACTATTTGCAAATATTTTGTTTTCGCTTCTGTGCAACCTTAATAATAGCGTCGCGAATAATGTATCCGTGACACCATTTGCTGTCACAATTGCACACTAAATTAACATCCCAACCATCAAGGAATAGCTCCGCAAACTCATATATTGCCTTGTATACAGCAAACCCGAATGGGAATGATGACCAATCATATTTATAAAACCCCATGACCTCTTCAATAAAATTATGTTTTGAGTCAGAAAAGTGTTTTCCGGACAAAAAATTCTTGCGTAACCATACTAAATATTGCTGCTGCCTCAAGCTAGTCATATCTCCCGAAAGGATTGAAGTCTTCATAAGTGGTGCCCACCATACAAACGTCATGGAAGAGGCTGGATCTATCACAAAACCACGTACATGCATATCATTATTAGATGTAGTGCGAATAAATATTTTAGAGGGCATAGGTATTCCCTCGCCATGCTATTGCCTTCTTATATTGTTCGGCAGAAAGCGCATTTTTGTATTGGTGTTCATGAATTACCTCCAATTTTAAATGTCCTCCATACTTCTATCTTTTCAGGACAGGTAGAAAGATAAGACCACCATGTAGCTATCTCAGCTCTTTGTAATGACATCCCCTGCCTCACGCGTTTAATAACACCTAACTGAAACCTACGAATATCCTTGCCTGTTATGCATTCCGGAATCCAAGGTACATGAGGAGGGAACGAATTTGCTCGCAACCATTCATTGAAATCTCCGCTGAGATAGTATTCATTAACGTCTGAATATGGTTCCAGTGACAACCTTTTTACCTTCCGGCCAAACAGAGTCCGCAACTTTTCAACACCTTTCTGTCCGGCAGCATCGTTATCGTATGCTGCCAGAACTTCATTAACATGTGAGAAGAAATTTCCCCACATGGCAATATCTGGCAAAGTTGTGGCGCCTCCAAATGTTATTGCTGGCAATTCGATATTTTGTGCCGCAATAATGGCGTCAAATTCCCCCTCACAAAATATTATGCGATCATGCCCTAACATGGATTCAGCGTTAAAGATTGCCGCTGTTATTCCTCCCTTTATACCCCTATAACGCTTAGATTTGTCCTGTGTAGCGATGTTTCTAATTTTGACATACCACAACACTCCTCCGGCAAAACATGGAATGAGGATGCCTTCATGAACATAATGTTCATTTATAATTTGAGTCTTTTCATTATACCCCAGTTTGTATACAGCTATTGAAAGGTCAGTTATACCTCTACCGTACAAATATCTCTTGGCTTCTGTGTTCTCCCATAGTTTTTTGTGGCATTGTGCCACAATTTTTTTCACGTCATTTTGCCATTGCGCATCTGGGAATAGTATGGAAGGTACTTTTCTAAGATCCTTTTTTTTACTTTTTTGTCTTATAGGTACCGTTTTTTGAGAAGTAACAGCTTCCTCGCCTGAAAGCATTTTGCAGGCTTCTTGAAAGGAGGTGCGATGCTTTTTACGGACATACTCAATGCAATCTCCCCATTTCTCGTGGCAGTTTCGGCAGAACCAGCGCCCGCGTTCCGGCTGTACGTGAAATCTATCCTTGCCGCCACAGAAAGGACAGGGACCTGCATACTCTCCACCATGAGACGTAGAAATTTTCTTGATATTTGAATCTTTCAAGACCAAGTCTAAAATATCCACATTATTTTTAATTTTCTCAGTGTTAATTTTCATTTATAATTTGG